GCGTGGTCTCCGGAACTTGGGTTGTTTGTGATGACCGCATACGGCAGTACTGTTTGTGCAACATCCCCAGACGGAATAACATGGACTGAAAGGACCATATCGGCAACGTCGAGAAACTGGCGTGGAGTCGCGTGGTCTCCGGAACTTGGGTTGTTTGTGATGACCGCGTCCAGCGGAACTTTTTGTGCAACATCCCCAGACGGAATAACATGGACTGAAAGGACCATATCGGCAACGTCGAGAATTTGGTATGAAGTCGCGTGGTCTCCGGAACTTGGGTTGTTTGTGATGACCGCGTCCAACAGCACTGTTTGTGCAACATCCCCAAACGGAATAACATGGACTGAAAGGACCATATCGGCAACGTCGAGAAACTGGTGTGGAGTCGCGTGGTCTCCGGAACTTGGGTTGTTTGTGATGACCGCATACGGCAGTACTGTTTGTGCAACATCCCCAGACGGAATAACATGGACTGAAAGGACCATATCGGAAACACCTAGAGGCTGGTACGGAATTGCGTGGTCTCCGGAACTTGGGTTGTTTGTGATGATAGCATACGGCAGCACTGTTTGTGCAACATCCCCAGACGGAATAACATGGACTGAAAGGACCATATCGGCAACGTCGAGAGACTGGCGTGGAGTCGCGTGGTCTCCGGAACTTGGGTTGTTTGTGATGACCGCGTCCAGCGGAACTGTTTGTGCAACATCCCCAGACGGAATAACATGGACTGAAAGGACCATATCGGAAACACCTAGAAGCTGGTACGGAATTGCGTGGTCTCCGGAACTTGGGTTGTTTGTGATGATAGCATACGGCAGCACTGTTTGTGCTACCTACAAACTATATGATTATCAGAAAGTTGCAGGGTATCCACAGTCAGGGTACGTCTCCGGTAGAGGCTGGTGGACGAAGTTCGCGGACGGGACGCTGATTCAGAGAGGCAGTAATGATATGACAGTTGCTTTGGTTAATCAAAACATTGGAACATATGGATGGTCATACTACGTGGCAGGCCAGGCTATTCTATTTCCTTTAGAGTTTTACGGAACTACTGATGATTTTGATATAGCCACATCTTCCTTTATGGATTCTGGGGCATTGAAGTCGCAAGGCGTGACAGGAGTTTATTTATACCGAAAAGACATATCCGGCACGACGCGCGCCGTGTCGTGGATCGCAATCGGAAGGTGGAAGGCATGATGCATCAAATACAACTTGAAATATTTAAAGAAAAACAGAGATGTATAAACAAAATATCAAAAATAAAATTTAAATCAAAGGGGCTTGGCAAAAATGCTTGATGCTATATTTAAGACTGTTTTTAGTACACTGTCGGTGTCGCTAATAGTTTATATTATTAGTAAAGTTGTTGTCAGGTTCACATTGCCAATAGAGCTGAAAACAAGGCTTGATAAATTTGAAAGCAAGTTCGATGAGTTTAGTAAAAAATATAGTGAAGGGTCAGAAAGAAATAAGGCATCTCAGGTTGCTATGTTCACAATGCAGGATATACAATTCGACGCAATGAAAAGTACGAATGGTGCAATACGAGAGCTTGCGAAAAGCGTGTGCAATGGAAATAAAGAAGACGCAATCAGGTTGTGTAATGAATCAGACAATGATATAAGTAAAGGCAAGGAGATACGACGTTCGGTAAGCATAGGAGTGTAATATGATTAGAAACGATTGTAAGTTTGTTATACGAAGGAAGATGCCGTCTTACAACTTCAAGAAAAACATGAAGTCTAAAGATTCATGGGACGGTGACCATAATGCGCAGTACAACATGGAAGATGATGTCTTGCTGCTAAAAGACGGCGTTGAGGTGTTCTCTTGCAAGGCTCAGACTGTTGCGAATATGCCGGGATGTAGGCATACCGATACGATTATGCCCGGAAGCGGCTCTATTAAATGGGACGTACCTCGCAGAGCGTTCAAGGGCCATGTTCATGGATTTGTTGGGTTCTACGACCAAGACGGTCAACTCATAGACGATAATAGCGTAGAGCCAATAGAAGGAAAAGACGGATCGCCTAAAGATTGGGCAAGATGGATTTTTTGTCACTCTACGGCAAAGAATGATCCGGCTCCAGACGGAGAAGTGACAAGATTCGCTTGGTCTGCCGGTTGTACTATAACCACCCCAGAGAAACAAGCTGAGTTATTCGAAGTCGGGTCAAGTCTTGGTTTTAAGGCTGGTGATATAATACCTTGCAAGCTCATCGAAGTGGAAGGTTAGTATGGACGACACGTTTGAGTTGATAAAGAAAGTAGCAGAGTGGCTTGACTCACTCGGAGTAAATCCGGTAAAGGTTGCAGGAATAATATTCCTAATGTGGGGTATAAAATCAGCAGACAAAAGAAAGAAGCTTAAGCCATTCTATGTGCTAATGACCATGATCCCAGGCTCTATTGTATGTCTAATTACTGATAAATTCTCAGTAAATACGTGGGTACTCGACACGATAGTTCACTCTGCTGCTGCATCATTCTCATACGCGATATGGGCTGCTGTATGGAAAGATAGAAAGAAGGAGAAATAATGTGCTCGAAAAACTTAAAAAAACTGCATTCATTTGTGGCCTTATTCTTGCTGGTATCATTATCGGCGTCATTCTCTCAGGCGCCTACTCAGGAAAAAATGTACGAGATCTCAGAGACAGACTTACTACGGTTACTGTGGATCGAGACTCGCTCAGGAGAGATCAACGCAGAGCTACAGAAAGCGCACGATCTGTCTATCGCGAAGTTAGGGAGCTTGCAGGAGGAGTTGCAAGCGCTACGCTTAGAGCTGAACGAGCTGAAAAAGAAGGTGGAGAGCTTAGAGAAATCATCGTCGGAAGCGGTGGAAGCATCGCTGAAAGCGGAAAACTCTCTGAGGAAGCTAGAGGAATCCTTCGACGCGTATATGAAAGCGGCGGAAAGTAAAATAAAAGAGTTGGGCAAGAAGGCTTTTTTGTACAAGGTCCTAGCGTTTTTACTTGGAGCTGCTGCGGCTGGATTGGCCGCACATGACGCTCTAGAAGATGCGTTCTAATCATCGCTCTTTTCCAGCCCTCTGCCTTTCAGCCCTCCTGGTCCTGGCCTCCCTCTTGGATATGTAATCCCTCATCGCTGTGACTGCCATGAACTTTACGTTCTTCTCATTTCCCTCGTCATAGACGGTGAATCGGGAGTAAAGATCGTCATCAATCGTCAAAACCAAAGTCTTTGCCATGCCTCGTTCTCCATTTTTAGGTAGACTGTAGAGCCTTCCTGTATGATATGCTTATTTCTTCGCAGTCCTGCGTAATCCTGCGTAGAACTCACACCACAGAGTGTACACCACAGACGGTCGAAAGTCAACGTTTTCTCACTTCAGCCTGGATACAACCGAAATAGCCTCTCGAAGCTCAAAAATGCTCATTTCGTCCACGTGCTTGCGTATCAGTTTACCGTCTTCCCCTCGACCGTTGTTTATTTTCAGCTTGATCATGTCATATATGAGCTTCCGGCGCTTAACCGTAGCCGTGTTTATCCTTACGCTATCCCCATCTATGTCGGCCATGCTCTTCATATCTAAGTATTTGCATATAGCATCATCTAGATCCTTTCTTAGCTTGCGCTCAAGACCGGATACGGTCATGTGGTCGTTTACGATGTGGAACCCGGTTATCTCGGTGTAGATGGGATTCACGCGTGGCTTGGTATTGAACGGATTGGGATTCTTGCTTCGTTCGTCAACTTGCCTGTCTTTTGAGGCATGGATTACTTCGTGTTGGATGTCGCTTACGACTTCTAATAAAAGACTGTCAGCAGGGGCGAACACGTATCCCTTGTCTTTTCCTGAGGCTAGTCGCTGGCATCTCGCTATGGCTTGATTTATCCATGATTTTGAACGTATGTGAGTAAGTAGGGCTATATGCGATATGTCTGGAACGTCAAGTCCCTCATAAGCTTTAGCACAGCTGCATAACGCATCGAATTTGCCATTTTTGAATAAATGTATATTTTCATCTGACTCGCTATCCTCTGACACGGATATTGTTGCGTTTATTCCTCTCGATATTAGATATTCGAATGTTCTTCTCGTGCTAATAACATTAGAGTCAATTGTAAGTAATTTGCTTTTTTTATTTATGGTAGTCCTATATTCATTCCAGTGCTTTCCGCATTCATATAGTATGTTTTCTGCTGCCGTAGTTTTCAATGCTGAAGACAATGCACTCCTGTCGTATCCAAGTTTATCGAATGATACTTCTTTGTCGTCCTTTATGTATGAACCGGACGAGTTGAAAAATGCAAATTGGATTGGAAGTATTACGCCGTCGTCCAATGCCTGTTGGCGAGTGTATGTTATCCATCTTGTTTTATCTGTATTTGTCTTGTCTGGCTTTCCGTTAATATAGGGTATGTTTTTTATAAAACCATTGTTAGTTTCAAACGTACCTGTCATTAATATTCGTATTTTAGCCATGTCTATTAACTTATAAACACTCTCTCCCCAATCTGCTTCATCTATAAGATGATGGACTTCATCAACTATTATTCCAAAGTTTTTCTCTGAAAGCTCTGAAATATGAAGATCTGTATCTGACGATACTCCCTGATATGTCGATATATACCCATCACAACCACGCAGTAGGTTTTTTGTATTTTGGGCCGCTCTAAGTATATTCCCATGATAAAATCTAGCGTCGAGACAATCGGATTCAAATTGGTCTCTAAGAGATATTCTTGGAACTATTACAACGAAAAAATCAACAGATTTGTGTACCAATGTATTGAATGCTATCAATGCTGCGCTGGTCTTTCCTGAACCTGGAGTTGCATCTAATATTATGTTTCTTATTCCAGAGCCGTTATTTATATCACGGCATATAATCTCAATATCCTCCTGGTGTCTTCTTTTTATTATCACTCGCCTATCTCTTCTCTTTTTTTGTTATATGCAAGTATTGCATCGCTTCTTTTCTTGTATCTTCCCAAAGATATTCTTTTTTTATTTATTTGTATTGAGGCGCTGAATAATTTTCTATCTTTGTCGAATGTGTATCCAGGAACCTTCCCACTTCTGTGTATTTTGCAGTTCGTCATGTTTATTCTTCTTCCGACTTCTCTCATATTGCATATTCTATTGTCGTCAACATCTCCGTTTATGTGATCTATTTCATTGGTTGGCCATTCGCCATAATATAAAAACCATGCAGCTCGATATGCATATAAATGATATCCAAATAGCTCAAACTGCCTTCTTCCATCATCTGATTTTATTGCCCCTATTAACATTCCAGCTTTGCATCTGTTCGACCTTCTTTTTAGCCATGTTAATTCACCAGTAATTGAATTGTATGATATGTATTCATATATTCGGGCAAGAATTTCATCACTTGGAGTTTTGATAAGTATTGGCATATACACTCCGTATCCTACTTCACGGACTTTTTCATAAGGCTTAACGCTGCGGATCTGGCTTTCTTCCTGTCTTTTTTGCTCATTCTTGGCATTGTCTTTGAAAGAGTAGCTCACTTAGTGAGCATTATTTTCATGCCGCATTTCGGGCAAATACACGACTTTCCGTACTTTTCAAGCTCTTTCTTTACAAAATCAGCGTCGAACTTATTCTTGCATTGAACGTATGGGCAAATGACGTTATCCATGAAAAGCCTCCTAGTAAAAAACGCCGCCCGACCTATTCAGGCAGGGCGGCGCTGCGCGTTGGAGCGGCCGACTATCACGCAAACATATCGGAAGGTTCAGCGTAGCCCTGGTCGTTGGCGAGGGCCTGGAGCCTTCCGCGCGGATTGTAGGCTACCACGTTGGTCTGGATCATAGTATTTGAAGGGATGAATAGGTTTCCCGCGATGACGGAAACGTTACTATTGGCGGGCTTGCTGCCGAAGAAAGGGCAGATAGGGGCCGCGAGAACGGCGGCGACCTGGATGGCTTCCGATTCGTCTCCGATGAAGGCGGGAGACGTGACGGCGGGCGCGAAGGTGATGACGTTGAAGTCTGCTTCGATGCCGAAGCTCACAGCGACATCTTGGGCGACCTTCTTGTCGGGAGGACTGGCGAACGCGGTGGTGGCGAAGATGATCGCCAGCGCCAAAGAAATAAGGAAAACCTTCTTCTTCATAGCATCTCCTTGATCTGATATGTAGCGAATATACACCCGCTACTTAGTATTGTCAATAGTCTTTTCTTTTGCAAGCTCTTCTTTTGCAAGAATTCTGCAATCTTTTTTGTTGTCTTTCCACTCGCACTTTGAACACGATAAAGTGCAGGCTTCTTTGAATGAAACATTGCGAGCTAGTTTTTCCAGGTCTTCCTTACATGGAATCACTTCTTTTCTCCTTTCATGCCGAACCACATCAGAAATAGCAGGCAGCATCCAGCGTGAGCAAGATGTGGAAGACCGCTCTCCTCGTCGATGAATTCTCGGCATCTCCACGCATAGATATGACGCATCATTGCGGCGTAGTAGCGCTCTATGGGGTTTTCTACCTTCTGCCAGTTGTCAACCTCATACTTTTGAGCGCCGAACGTAAGGACTCGTACTATTTGCTCCACCTATTTGATGGGAAGTAAGTTCCACATAGGCTTCTTTTGGTCGTACTTTTCGCCGTTCATTCCGGTTCCCCCATTTCAAATACTTCAGGATATTTATTTCTCACTTCGTTGTAAAGAGGTATCATAAGATCGCGCATCTGAGGATGAGCGGCTTTGCTGATGGCGCGAAGCTTGAAGATGTGGCGCCACTCGCGGAAATTAGCCGTGACGACTATTTCTGTTTTGAGGGAGTTGGGGAGGACTGATCGAGCTGCCTGCGGAGCTAGGCCATGCTCTATCATTCCGAGATAAGTTTTTTCAGCCAGGATAACCGAATACCACCAGCCATATTCTATGTCGTTGAAATCTTTTTTATTTTTGTGTTCAAAAAAGTAAGGAAGGATGCATTGTATCTCGCTTCCAAATTTTCCTTTTGAGTAGTTCACGAAGCGGGTACTTTCCTGAGTGAAAGACGCAACCCTATGCCTGACAATCTCATGAGAAACCCCGCGATCTGTTACGAATAAAACGGACATCATGGAATGCTCAAGAACTGCCGTGTGATCGCGCTTGGCGATCATTTTGATGAAGTCTTTGTACGAGTCGTCGGTGATTTTATCCTCGGACTTGTAGGCAACACGACCAGCTAGCTCGATTAGTCTAGGATCTGACATTTCCAGTATTCTGTAGGATTGTTCAACGATCTTCATCTGATTCATCCTGTTCTTCATATTCATCAAGATGATCAGCCGCGAAGCGTATCATCTTTTTGTGCTTTTCTATTTCTTCGTCAACCTCATGGAAAAGATCCATGTCAACGTGGCGAAGAATAGCATCCTCTACGAGCTTGGACAGAACTGCCGGTTCGAGAGCGTCAAGCTCCCAGGAGGAAACTCCGTGCTCGAAACGGTACTTTTTGTACCTTGAGTCGGTGGTCTTGGCCGGATTCTCCGGTGGATTATATTTTCGGATTTGGTTCATGTTGAGGGCTTCGCGCTCTACGTTATTGAACGCTCCTTCTCCGTACAGGAATAGGCCCATGCGATCTTCGATATCCCTGGTCATATCCAGGCCGGAGGGGTCATGATCTCCGAAATAGATGACGAATACTTCCTTGTCGTCTTGTATTTTATTCTCAAGCCTCTGGTGAGCTTCATACATCGCGGACTGAGAAGAGTATCCGCGATTCGCCATGAAGGTTACGTCGTATTTTGAGCACACCGGCTGGAGGATGTTGCTCACGGCATCCTTCTCACACCACACCTCGACGTACTGAGGCTGGATCTCCCAATGGTCCTTGTAGTAGCTGCGAGAGGACTCCCTGAGAATTTCTTCAGGACTATCCCAATGCTGACGACCCTGAGCGACCCTTACGCGGTCCTCGATGGAATCCCAATCGATTATGCCTGCGAGGCGAGCATTTGATACAAGATTTCCCATATTCGAGTATGACTGTATAGAATTTGCAATATAGTCTCTTGAAACCATCTGGTAGTAAAGCTGGCGAAGGGTAAGAATATACCCTTGTGCCTCATACGAATTGATGACATCCATCACCTTATTCAAAAGGCTTTTGGATTTTCCGGCAGGACGCCAGTCGATAAAACATTCCTTCATTTATTGCCTCCAAGTAAATTCTTTCCAACGACGCCGAATATTCTTCTTGCAGCCTCTATGTCTGACATTGCGTCGTGTGCGTTTTCTATATCGCAGCCAAACAGTTCTTTATGTACGGTGTTTAGTTTGAAGTTTGGCATTTTATGGCGAACATCCATGAGATATACACCGGCCAATGACATGATGTCTATTGGAGGAGTCCAGAACCAGGAACCGAAGTAAACGTCTCCGAATCTGTTGAACAACGCACGGATCATATTTGAGTCAAATTGGGCGTTGTAGGCAATGAAGAATAACTTGTCAAATTTGTCGTACTGGTCAACGTATTCTGAGATAATGCCACGGAATTGGGCAAGAGCATCTTTTGGATCTTGGAAAGAGTCAATTTCCTCGCGAGTTCGGCCCTGGACCTTCAGGGCTTCGTCGGTAACGATGGCGCCTTCATGCGGACGCATCGTAATACTGAATTTCTCTTCTAGGTTTTCCTGGCGTATGATACCGGCAAGCTGAGTGATGGCGCATTTTTCGGTGTCAACTCCGGTGGTTTCAGTGTCGATGTAAATAAGCTTGATCATTATAGTCGATAGCCTCTTTTCCTTTCTTCTTCGTTTTTAGGTTCGAAGAAACAGGTATTAAAATTATCGGTTATGAGGTCACGGTCCTTGAAAGCTTGACTAAGATCCTTCCACTTGCCTAGCGATACAATGAACACGTCGAGATCGCTAAAAAATGCTGAGTCGTCACCCATATCTACCTCAGCAATTGCCGTGGTGTTGAAGTTGGAAGACTCTCGTATTTCTTCTGGGTGTTTCTTGTATCGTAACTTCATTCCTGCCTCGGAAGCCAAAGATCTACATCGTCGGTAAGGAAGCCGTGAGCTCCGTAGAATACGTGAGTTCCGTATTCTGGCTCTTTGCACTTCTCGTAGAATCCTTCATAGGCATTTCCCATGAAAAAATACCAGACTGGCTGGTTTTCTTTTGGGACGCTTCCAGATTTGATGGAATTCCACGGAATGTTAAGGGATGGAGCGTTCGATAAGTCTGGATTGTTGGTTATGTTAGGTGGCATAAAACCTCCTGGTAATTATCTCATAAAGATGAAATATAATCAAATAAATTGTCAGGAATATGATACATTTTCCTGACAAAATGCTTACTCGGATACGCCATTTTTCGGGAACTTTATCCAGTCGCGCTTTGACACATGTTCCCAGGTCTTTTCAAGGGCTTCACCGATGTCTATCCCGTTTAGAGTGCAGTAATCTATGAGATAGATTAGGATGTCGCCAACAGCGTCCTCTTTGGCTGCTTGATGCTCTTCTGGAGTTCCACGGATTCCCTGTTCTAGCTTTAGGTGGGCGTGGCAAAGCTCTCCAACTTCCTCGGAAACTCCAAGAAGGGGCTGGTAGGGTTTCCTGTTTGGAAAGTTGTGCTGTACCCATTGGTAATGGGCTTTTTGGAATTCTTTAAGATCCATTTAATCCTCCGGTATTACTTCTACTGCGTGATTTATGGTGTGACATTTCAAATAGTCACGATCATTGTACTGATGGTTTATTTCTATTGGACTTACGAAGTGAAGTTCAAAACATCCATCAACGAATACCACAAACGCGTGAACGTGTCTTCCTGACGCAAGCACAACGTCGCATTTGTCTTTCTCGAATATATGAACGTTTTTCTTGTCCATAAACCAAGTGGCCTGTCCAACGGAATCAGGTATTACTTCGTGTACCATCCATCGGTTATTCTCGTTTTTTGAGTAGATGAAGCAAACTCCTTCACTTTCTACGAAGTGGCCGTATACCCAGGTGGAAGTTTTGATGAACTTACCACGGAAGAGAATTTCGCGCATGCTATTCATACATTTGACTCGATTTTGATCGTTTGAATGTTAACTTTTGGATTAAAGTCACCATTCCAAACTTTATCTCGTTGGTGTATGAGTATTGACGTGGTCCGTCTGCATGCATGAGTACTTGAGATGTTCCCTCGGCTCCTTCTTTTATGCCATGAATTGTGTGTAGGTGAACAAAAAGATCAGCATAACTATTCATTTCTGGGTGGTTTTTGCATGACTGGCATTCGTATGTCTCAGATATGAGATTTGATTTAGACATTCAGATCTCCTCCAGATGTAGGCTTGTATCCGCGCTCCCTGTACTCATCAAGCGCGGATTTTACTTCGTGGTATCTAGCTTCATGGCAATACGCGATAATGTCGTCGATGGTATCGTGTTCCGCCTTCCGTCGCTCGTCCGCGCGGAGGGTGACGAGCGCTGGGTATATTACTTCATCCGTTATCCACGCCCAGTTTTCCTCGAATATCTCTATGCCAAGCTCGGCTTGCACACCAATCAGTATTTGATCGGCGGCTTCTTCGTCCCTATCCGACGCTTCCGACTGCGGGGTGGTTAGGGCGCAAAGTGCTCCTATCGATGCTACGTTGCGCTCGATTACATCTCCGAAACCCGTTGCCCAGTGCATCGATATCCATTCATTACTAAGGCGCAACGCCTCAATTGCGTTTTCGATCCGTTCCTTCTGGTTCATGCCTTCCCCTTGCTGGTTGATACTCGTCGCAAACATGATCTGGTTTTACCCTTACATCTGGGACTCCATAGCACACAATTCGACCGTTATACTCGTCAATATCTATCATGCCCCAAGTTGCAGCACAATTTTCGCACCGCTTACCATTAGTCGCCAATCGATAGTTAGGTCTGTTCCAAGCTTCCATATATGGCTCGCGGGTCACGACTTATCTTTGATGGCGGCGAGGGCGCTACGCGCCAGGCTTACAGCGTTTGTCGCCGAGATATACCCGTCCAATCGATCGTATGTATCGATAATCTCGGTGATGTAGCCTATCGCCTTCTCCACCTCGGCGCTCATGGGGAGGTAGGGGTGGCGGTTCCATGCAGGACAGGGCCTCATTGTTGGGTCGGGGCATTCCATCTGAGCTGTTCCGCACGTCTCGCACGTCCTTTCCGTCGTCGCGTGACTCTTCCCGTCGCACTCGTCGCCGCAGGCTAAGCCAGTGCAGTGGTCGCATTTAACTTCACTCATTCTACTTCCTACTGGTATTTGGCGAGGGCTTCACGGGCTTCCTCTACTACAACTGCGTAAGCGGTCATATATGAATGAGGAGACCGGTTAGCCTTTGAGATCTTTCGCATTGCTTCCACAAGCCCCTCCGACCGTTCCCGCTCTTTCGATAGCTGATCCGCAAGGCGGGCCATTTTGACGAGGATTGGTGTTGCTAATTCTTTTTCGAGCTCAGCGGTTCGGCTCTGAAGTTTAGTGAATGCTTCTATTATCGATTTTACGGCTCCGACCGATGAGCCGTCTGGAGTATCGATTCCGGCCCTGAAGCACAGAGAGGCTATTTCTTCGTGCGCGCGCTGAGCCTCGTCTGCATCATCGCTAGGTTTCTCGGATTCAATCTCCAAGAGGCATTCGTTGAATAACTGCCTATGGTGGCTCAATTGGGCGAGGCTAAGGCCAAGTTCGAGGGCTTCTTTGATTTTATTGTTCACGGATTGCCTCCTAGTACATTATACACATGTTGAAGATATTGTCAACTATTATTATCCTTGGTGAAGTTTTTTATGTCGTATCTTGTTTTGGAGCCGTCGAGAGCTGTTACGATGCGCATGGCTTCCCAGTTGATGAGAATCCAGAAGATCTCGCCTTTGTATTTTATTTTGGTCCATACAACGTCGTGTACACCGTGCTGTTTTTTACCTATGCCTTTGCCTATTTTGTATTTTTCAATGTATGAAGAATGACCTGCCTGTCGTGATGATTGATGTTTATTCCTACACGTTCTTTTACGCGTTTTACTGAGTGCATATGCATGGCGTGTAGGTGGAGTTTGGAATATTTCAATATGGCTTAACCATTATTCTATTTCTATTGTTACCGTTGGCGTGTTCTCGCATCGCGTGAACGATGATATCTCTTTCCGCCATCATGTTCGGCCTAAACCTTTTGCTATCTACTTTTTTATAGAACATAGCCCCAGATACCCATATCAATCCCCACCCTACCGGCAAGTCTTCTGGTTTTATTATTTCTTTTTCGCATACGAAATATCGCAACGTACCAAGGTGAGGCTTTTCAACGTATTCAAAATGACCTGTAATGTTATGTGAAAATCTTTTTATATTTGATAATTTGTATACAGTTTTCTTATCTGCTACGTATTCTCCGTTTTTGATCCTGTCTTCAATTCTCTCTATCGTATAGTCTATGTTGGTGTAGGAGACACCGTTAACATGCTTTATTCTTGCTTGTTTCTTTTTGTCAGCTAGAAAATCAGACCTGCTTGTTTTTATCTCAAGTAGCATTGATGGTTTTGCTCCTAGGAGCAGGACATCAGGAAACTCGCTGGTGGAAAACGATTGGTATTCCCACAGGCCAACGTGGTAGTCTTTGAGGAAATGGCGGCAGGATAGTTCGCAAAGTTCAGAGTGGGTCATATGACTTACTACCTCGCAATGCCTGTTGGAGTTTGATGAGAAGTACCGACTACTTCTACGAATCTATTAAGAGAATATATTGATTCGTTGTCGGTGTCATACATCCAATCGGTGCATGTGAATGATGCAGTCTCGTCGCGCCACATAACCTCAGTTAGCCCATTGTCTTCTTTATCCCACTGATCATACTCAGGATTGTCGTTGCTGGTAGCCAGGAGGTCGTGTTCGTAGATCTCGGTTTTATTCTTATCATGTAGGCCGGTGAAGAGGTCGCGGGAGATGAGTTCCCAGGAATCGTTGGAAAGCATAAAAAACAGATGACCGCACGCGTCTTCAACTGCCTCTATTGTGGATATTATCATGTAGAGATGGCTGTCTGATTTGCGACGAAATACGTAGCGGAGTTTAATGGTTTTCACGGTATTCCTCTCCGTATAGAACTAGCGGCGCTCAGACTGAAGCCGAGCGCCGCTTCCAATTACTGCACTTCCAGGAGCTTCAGGCCGGAAGCCTCACACACGGTCTTGTACGAAGCAAGGGCCTTGATAGCGTTCGCTTCGGCCTCCTCCACGGTCGGGAATTCGACGGTTAGGTCGCGCTTCACGAATCCCTTGGCATCCTGAGCGAAGTTCATGCGTACCCGAGTTGTGATCTGGTCGTTAATCTCTGGCATTGTTGCCTCCTAAAAATAGTATCGCATAAGAGCGTGATGTTGTCAATGGGAAGTTTTGGTGTGTGGAAATTTTAATTTCTTCTGCATCTTTTCTCTTTTTATGTTTAGTTTTTCTATTTCTATTTCACTGCGATCTATGCAATCAATAACGAATACCCTATGTTCTTGGCACAGGATAGTAGTTTTCTTTACAAACTCGGGTAATTTCATCATGAGTTTTGGTTGAGTAAAAAGACTTCCATCTTCTCCGCATGGCTCAAGCGCACCGTTGCGCCAGACTCGATATTGGCATCCGGTCATAAGCTCGAACCGTGTCTCATTATCTTATTCTTGGTGATACCGAGCTTTCTGCCAAGAGATCGCCTTGCTCTTATCAGGCTTAATACGCTGCTACAAGTCGGGCAAACCTCATCCATATCTAAAACGTCGCAGCAGTATTCTTCGAAATCCATGCCGCCTTCTTCGGTGTTACGAGCGTCTTTGTCAGCCTGGAAATAGTCGTGAACGTGATTGGAGGTGAACTGTCCGTCAATGGGATGGGTGTCATCTATGAATAACTTCTTAATTCGAGCTGTGGTTTTGATCATTGCGCTTCTGATGGAGTAATACTCTATGATTAGCATCTGTGATTTTACAAGGTTGTCGAGTTCGCGTTGGGTATAGTCGTCGATGGTTTTCACATGGGTCCTCCATTTGTAGTATGAATGAGTTATGGAATATTGTCAACTAATCATTTTGTTTTGAATTTTGAAGTTCGAGAAATCTGGAGTGGAGTCTTTGAATCACTCTGGACCATACGGCATGAAGGCCGTTTTGGACTTGTTCTGGCATTAGGTCCAGGTCGTACAGAAGTCCGTCTGTAGGTTGGTCGATTATTTTGTCGATAACTTCGTCAGTGATAGATAAGCCTTTTTGGATTGATTCTTGGTCGGTGAGTTCTAATGGCATTCTTTTCCTCCGGGGGTATTGTTGCATGGATGTATAATATTGTCAACCCCACTGCTCCGCCATGGCTTTTGCGATGCCTGGGTATGTCTTCGATCTTAGCCTTGCCCTGTCTGGAGATGGAGCCATCCTCCAGCATTTTGCTTCCCTGCCATCAACAATTTCTGTCGGCTGCAATTTAGGAAGCCCTTTGAGCCATAGGCATGTTGCCTTCGTCTCGCCATGACCAAATTGCCATGGTTGTATTATTTGGTCTGGTTTTCTGTATATGTTTGACATTATGCCGACAGGGTTTTCAATTGCAACTTTTCCACATTTTAGATTTGTGAATAGCATAAAGAAGTCAATGCTTCTACGCTGTCTGCCATCAACTCTTTTTTGTGCGAACCATCTTGCTCCAGACGAACACAGATCGGTGCATGGAGGAAATGCTATTATCATATCCCAATCTTCTTCAAGTAATGGAGTTACATCTTGCTGTAGGTGCCATTCTGGATGGCCGCCCGAGCATGGAATAATGTCGCAGGAATACGCTTCATTACCGCGAAGGCGGAATTGGGTGGTTACGGCTTGGGACTCTTCGCAGGCGACCAATATTTTCATTAGGGAAGTTTAACTGGTAATTATAATATTGTCAACTGGAAATGAGAGCGAGATGGAAATGGGGCACCTTGGCACCTGGGGTGCCCCTATACAAAAAATTGCTAAAATTCTGTATAGTACTATTTTGTCGAATCTTAAAATAAATATGATAACACTGTATACTTGTGATATAATGTGTGCATGAAACATACAGCGAAACTATTGAGCTTGCCCATTTTATTGGTCGCCCTGGTATCATGCGAAGCTATCCATAATGTACAGGCTATATATGAGTACTTTGATGATGCATACGCAGACCAGGATATACCCTATCAACCGTGCTCTCTTGACGAGGCATGGCAATGGGTGTCAGTCAACATCGAATACCGTGCCGATCCTCAAGGCGGACGCAAGCGCTCACCTGAAGAGACCTACGCACTACGCTATGGCGATTGTGAAGACTATGCGCTATTGCTCGCTTACTTTGGCTATACGCTAGGGCTTGACGTGCGCGTGGTAGTTTCCGCGGATCACGCCATATGTAAACACAACGGCCTATACATTGAGCCTCAAGTATATAATAAATACTATGATGAATTCCCGGTCACCAGGGAATACACCTATCAAGAGGCCTTTTATACCCCATTCATTCGATCAACAAACAACTAACATCCGTATAGTATAAATCCTCATAAAATCATACGAATTATGCACTTATAAGCCATTGCCTACTATACGGAATAGCATAATCCGTGGTATTTTAATGTCGAGAGTGATTGACAATATCAATGCATGGGAGGCGAGATTATGACAGTACGCGACCTTATAGAAACGGTAGGACCTGACGGACTCGATAGGGAATTATCCTTTTTACTTCAAGGCGCAAAGGGTATCGGATGCTCAAGAGAAATAACCAATATACATTGCGTTGACCACGCAAGCTGGAAGAAAAGTGTTTGCATATATGGTCGCAATGATACCCTGAAAATAGACGAGACAAAAGAAGTCAAAAAGCATTTTGCTGATATAAAAAGACAAAACAGGGAATATGCGAAAGCTCACAAGAATGATGCAAGGGAGGCGACCGAATGAGTAACGAAACCACCAAGAAAGCCCTGGACATCGCTACCGAGCGAGCGCGCGAAGCCCTCCGCAAGGCAGGAAGGCCGCAGGCGGCGCATAGTGAAGCGGTTATCGTGCGCAAGAGCTTAACTCTGTACAGCGTGCGCCGCACGGCTTAGTACCGTTATCAATGGCCTTGCAATGAGGCCATGAATAACCGCACTAGGCGGAATTTAGTATCGGGGGTTTTTATGACAGTAAAGTACAGCGCTAGCGTTCTAGTACCGGCCGGCTGGAGAAATGTGACGATCACGGCCGAAGTCGAAAAAACATCTGAAAAGATGGCTACTGTCACTAGAGTTATCTTTATCGATGGCGAGGCACCGATAGGGTATACCAGCAGGACGGGAGCCAAGAGGCAAACATACCACGCCGCAGGAATTGCCGAACGGGAGAAAGGAAAGAAAAAGCGATTATCGGCTTGCAGTATTGTTTAAGCGCTTTATTTTATCCGCCTAGCAATAGGCGGACTAAATAGCGCGCCTAGCGTGCTTATCTTAGGTTGGAGGTTTATCGTGACGAACAAAATCGGCCCCTATCCTATCCATGAGCCTACGCGCTCGCACACTGGCGTTGATCACGTCGATCAATCCTACACGCGCGGGATTCAGGGTCAACGCGTATTCGACGGTCCCGTCCATCTGTACTATATCGACGGGCGCGTGAAGTCCATCGTTTCGGCCGGTATCAAATTGACCGAACAAAACGCGCATACCTTCGCCGATCGCGCCTATTATGGCGGGATTCCCGCGTTCGTGGATGTTGAGGAATTCGAGGCGGCGCAATGAGTAGAAACAAGTATAAGCATCCCATATCAGTACCAATATTTTATAAAGGGTACACAATAACTTATAATTACATGGCTATATTGTGGGTCATAAATAAGAACGGAGCACATATAGCCATGTCCACAAGCGAAGATATGGCGAAGCATACCATAGACAAATTAACGGAGCCGGTAAAATGATCATCGACCAATTCCGCGATTATGGCGGCTACTCCACGGACATCGACGCGCTCAAGTTGCGAGCTAGGTTATTTGCTAAGGGAGCAACACGCGCAACGGACATAGCTCTTGCGCGCAAGCTTTTCGGACATTCCAGGAAATTCGCGCAACGTGCGCACTACCTGGAAAACATGGCTAAGATTGAAGGGAGGAAGGCGCGATGAAATACACGAAAAAAGAGATTGCCGACGCATACGCGACCATTGAACAATATCGCGGATGCAATATCGCAGCGGCCGTTAATCACATTTCCCGTTCAGGGATGTCAAGGCGCATAGAATTCTATGCAATCCATGATAATGAGATAAGCCGTATAGGCTACCTTATCGCCAGAATTGCCGACTATCCATACGACGTTGATAAGGGAGGCATCCGTGCCGACGGCTGCGGCATGGACATGCGCTTTTCAATTCTCAGTAATTTCAATTACAAAATGTGGGACAAGGAAGTCAAAGCGCGCTTCCCTGAAATTGAAAACGCATTTTCACCGGAAGCGGCCGAAAAGATGGGAAGAGAAAAAGGATATCGGGTCTACGATACTTATTTTTTCAACGCTAATAACATTCGCGATATCTAGCGCGCAAGGTTAACGGACTTCTAGGCGGTTCACGGCCGCCTAGCGCTATATCTCAGCTTAGGGAGGTTTTTTTATGTCAAGATTTTCGGAATTGCTGAGAAAGAGGCGGAATGAATTAGGCAATAAATTCGATGCCTCAGACCTAGAATGTGTTTGCCCTGCCATCCTTGAGGCGTTCGAATCCGGTCAACGTGTAAGGCTTTCACGTGACGGTGGACAAACGTATTCCGATGGATATATCGGAAATACTACGGGATGGAAACCGTGTTTCCTGTTAGTCCATAACAGGCGAAGTCTAGGAAGCTCATATTGTATTGATCAACGTGATTCGGTAATAAAGAAATTCAACACTTTTAGACATAAGTAACCGCTCGCAAGTAGCCTAGTCCGCTTCATAAGCGGACGGCGGTATAGATCCGTATGGGTCAAAATTATGTTAGGGGGGGGCGTTATGGAGCTATCTGAAGAAATGCTAGCCGATTATGAGGCTAGGGCAAAAGCGGAGCGAGACGCGGGCGGATTTATAGAGATAAATTCGCATATTCCGTATGTATCGGTGCAAATGTCCGATGGTTCGGAATATTTCTTCCAGGATCAGGAAGCATCGGAATTGCTGGACGAGGTGCCAGACAATATAAGCGAGGAAGATTATGTCTTCGCGATTGCACAAGGTTGGTAATATGTCGAAACAATTCGAATTGGTAGATTGCCGACGCGGCGCGCCTATGGGTCGCTCGACTTTCGGCGAGGCCCGCGAGGTATCAAACGGACGTATTGAGCTTTTCAGGGTCCGTTTCGTCGATGGTGATTATGATGATGGTGGAGCATACTGGGGCGGATATCCTTCATTGTCTCTTTATTGCGCAAGGACCGGAGACGGTTCTACCTATCGGAATTTCGCACGGGCGAAAAGCAGGAAAGAGGCGGCCGAAATAATGGAAATTCCTTTCGAAAAATTAAAAAGGGGATTTAATGCCTAAAATCAACCTAGGCTTCAAGGTCCTTTTAGTTGACGACGGCGCTATTTTTTGCGTCGATCGTGCATATCCGGGGCGAGACTTTTCAACGCGCCTAGAGACTGCGGACGCGGAAAAAGCCCTGAAAATGTATAACGTTTTCGACTTATCGCCCGGCGAGCGAAAAAGAATCGTCGTAAAGGAGGGAAGAAAAAGGCGAACGATAGCCGTGCATACCGCGTAAAGCGCGGATCGGTTCAGAGTGTAGGCCGTAGGCGATAAGCTTACGGCCTTTTTATGTCTAAATCCGGTATACATATGAGGTTACGAGATGCAATATGTATGGATAAGCTTATATCTTGCGGTTGATCTTGTAGGGCTTGTATACGTAGCGATTAGGATCGATGAGATAATAGGGGAACGCGGATTATAAGCGAAGTGTTAATATATCAGAGACAATATATATCAAAATATGTAGGGACTAATTCATATAGGTAGGCATACAAACTTACGTTCTGAACTGTTTAAGCCGCCATTCTGAACTGTTGAATATAGCGATTCTGAAATATAAAAGAAGTCCGGGGCGGTCTAAATAACCTGGATAAAATCACGTTGAAATAAACACAAAATTCCACGACACCCTTATATACCCCCTTTCCAAAACCCTTATATCCGGGGCGTTTGCCCTTACATCCGGGCAAAAAGAAACCCTCCCGAAGCTGGAACCCGGTCAGGGGCCGCATCTGGAGGGTAAGGTCCGCGAGGAGGAGGCAGCCCCGCCGAGGATCTTCGACGACGATTGGTCGTTACTTGGACAGTATGGCATGGAAGGGAATAGAAGTCAAGAGTGTATACAAAACAATCGACAGGGTGTATAAAAAATCATACACTTCAGCCGTGGAACCAACTACATCTATGGAAGAGTATGAAAAATCATACAGTATATCTTCGGCACCCATTCTGAATACATTAGTATACACCCGTAAGAAACACTTGTACTGTGTGTATACTTTTTCATACACTGTATAATAAATAATACATAGACGGTTCCTCGGCTATTGACAATATTAAAGCTTAAAAATGAACGTGATATGTATTGACGAAAACCTAGCCCCATGCATTTCTATTTTGAAATTATTTATATCCTCCTCCCTAAGCCTCCCCCTAGTCGTTATTATCGAATCCCCCTTACCCGTAGTCCTGACGCCACTAGTACTAAGATCAGAATACTCATAACTCACAAAATACTTCCTCATCTCCCGCCTCCCCAAATCCCCAAAATTACCGGCAGAAAAGCAATTACAATTGCTATTCCCCACAAAACCTTAAATATATTATGCCTAGCATAATACCCAAATGTGTTTGACATTCTATACATCAGTTCATGATGTATGCAAATCATCCCACTGAAAACCACCACCGTACAATACACTTCATATATCACGTAGAACCTCCTCCATAAAAAGTGCCTGCAATACTCCTGTCTTCATCATAGCATGCGCTCTGCATATTATAATGTTAACCCAAACTTCCCTCATCCTCCTCTTATGCCTTCTCCTCGTTAAAATACTCATGCTATATCCTCGGTGGTAACACTGGTGGCTTATTTGGAAATCTCTTCTTAAAATCCTCAAGGCATTCATCAGCTACTTTAAGTGCCATTGAAGTTGTAACTCCTATGCAATTTATTGTTGCCTCAAACGCCCTCATCCAAACCTCTTCATCCCTACTCAACATCTCAACCTCCAAATGCTTTCACCAATATCACCGCCAGTATTGCGCCCAGCATTCCAATCCCAACGCCATACGCAAATCCAATCCTCATCCCGTACCTCTTCCCAATCTCAAAAGCCTTACTTATAGTCATCAGCCCACCTCATTTTCTCTCCAATTTTCTCGCATATATCAGACCAATACTTAATACCCTCGCTGCTTTCTCTGAATAAAAACAATCCTTTCAGCCTCTCCGCGTTATCAAAAAACTCCATCTCTCCAGAATTTCTGCTTAAAATTCTGTAATTATTTATTTTTCTTATGGCTACTATTTTTTCATCCCATTTCATCTTCCTGCATTTCTCAATCTTCTCGATAACTGCCTCGTAACCACCTAACATATGATTTCTCCTATACAGGCCACCAGACGAACGAGAAGGCACCGCCATTCAATTCCTGCATATACACCCACCACCCACCCCCGTGCTACGCAGCCTACCCCCATAAACCTCATGTCTCAGAGGCGATTCTCGTCATATCTGAGGCCGACTCCTGCAAATTCCCCAATTCCCACTCAGCCCTGCTTAGATCCCACCCCTGAGCTAATAGGTCATAGTTGAGAAGTACTCCACAAGTGTGTAGGTATGATAGCTCCCGCTCCATCCTGTCTATGGCTAATTTGGATTGTTTTGAAAGGGCTAGTATGCGGTTATTTTCCCTGGATTTCGTGTCACTCCAACTATCAAGCATATACTCTTTGTAATAATCAACTTTTCTTTTATCTTTAAATTCACACTTTGGTTGCAATATAATATTACTCATTATTAATACCCTCCTGATTTTCCTGCGAATATATAATATTAAAATTATTATTACCAAATAATATATTATATATATAATTCCATAATTCTTCGATATTACCATAAGACTCATCTATTATTATAATATTATCTCTTATTTTTCCTACTCCTCCTCTGCATATACATATTCTCATATTCTACCTCCTATCCTCAAATCTCAATCTATCTGGATTAAAAACAGCATCTATTGTGAAGCATGTTCCATTCCTAGACTTTGCCCTTATTATCTTGGTATCGTTAGACTCTCTTTCCCTGTGTAGAAATATCACATCGTCCGCATCCTGCTCTAATGATCCAGATTCTCTCAGCATAGAAAGTGTTGGTATTTCCCCCTCAGCTCCTCGCGTTAACTGGCTTAACACAAATACAGGCACATCTAATTCCCTTGCCAACCTCTTGCAAGCTCTGCTCACAATAGATATCTGCTCATGTCGTGGTAGTTTTGGTTGCTCAGAATCTATGAGGCCAATATAGTCCAGAATTATCATCTGACATTTATCATTACGAACCATGCGCCTTGATCTCGCCTGAAACTGCGATAGTGTTAATCCATACTCGCAGTCATCAATAAATAATTTATCCTCTCCAGCGAGTTCGTTTCCTGCTATCATCATCTTCTCGAAAAAAGAAGTGGTGAGTGTGATCATTCCGCGAGATGATGTATCTGCCCCTGATTGAGTGCGCAATAATCTTCTCGCTAATTTAGTCCCACTCATTTCCAATGAGAAATACCCTACGTTTTTCTTGTCGTAGAATATAGCATCTCTTGCTAGGTTGTTTAACGCAAATACCGTCTTACCAATACTTGTTCGTGCCCCGATTATTATGTATTCCCCATTCCCAAAAGACCCCAATTTGTCCTGAAGGTCTGAAAGCCTTGGCGTTATCCCTGGCAATACACCTCCTAATGCGTGCTCCTTCTCCATCTCTTCCAGGGCTGACATGAAGTGCTTCTTGAGTGGGGAGTACTCAGCATTCCCACCACTAAAAGATGCAGCATCCAAACCCCTCATAAGATCACTAAAAATATCCTGCGTATTCTCAGATACGTTTGCTATCCTGTTTGCAGCCTTTAATATTTCAGCCTTCATCCTTCTTCGAAATGACAGGCTTGTAAGTTCAAGAAAGAAATAGTCTATATTTGCAGAGCTTGGTACCTTATCATATATTTCGAGAACCAATGGCAGTAATTCCTTATCTTTACTTTTCACTAGCTCTGAACACACAACACTCTGTGTTGGTTTATACCCTTTTGAGTGCAAGTCAATTATTATATTAAATATCTTCCTGTTATCTTCAATGACAAAGTCTTCGTCTTTTATGCGTCCTAAATAGGTGTCAATAGTTGATGTATCTTGCATGAGCTGACTTAGAAATATCTGCTCATACTCCAAGTTGTAGAGTTCCACTTACATCCCCTTAGCCATATTCTCTTTGAACGCTTTAAGTCTTTCGAATCCAGCTTCGGTGTCTTTGCGAAGTTGTTCCTTCTCAGCATCGGTGCCATATTTCATTATCTTAAAAGCCTCAAGCTCATCTCGCGTATCGTATCCGCAATTCTCGCAGATATATAATCCGCCATTCGCTTGCACAATACTTCCGCAGTTAGGGCAAGGCTTGGATCTCACCGTAACTTTCTTAGCTCCTGGTTTAAGAAAAGTAGTGAATGGATTTGCTGATGTTAGATATCGCGATATTCCCTTCGCGAGAAATCCTTCGCATCCATACTCAAATTGCTCATAGCTGTCTTTGTTGTCTTGAATAACCTTGAAGTTATTTATGGCGTCTTTTATCTCGAAAAACTTGTATACTGAAACGCCCTTAACTGCGTCGGCTGATTTTGCTGGAGGCCACTGAAGTGCGGGTAGGCGACACTCGGGCGTGACTTTTTTATCTTGCCAGTATTCACGAGCGAGTTCGAGCTTCTGTGCGGGTGTGGGTTCGTCGTCGGGAATGTCGTCGAACTCTTGGGGTTCCTGGGGCTCGTCGGGAGGGAAGGCGTTGCTGTAGTCGTCGGGACCGAAAGGGGAGTCGTTGCGAATGTCTGGCTCTTGAGGCGTTTCGATTTTTGGTACCGTACTGTGAGATGTATCCGTATCCTTATCCAGATCAAATTCCAAGTCCGAATTCAGATAGCTCGGGCGATAGTCGGCGGTAGGTGTAGGAACCTGTACGGTATGTATATCATATAGGTTTGTATCTATAGGGTACTGGTATCCTACCTGAAGCAATAGAGATATTATATCTTTTGGAGTAGAAAACAGGCACTTGTCGATGCCTTCTTTGATTGTTTTCTTGTTCTGCCACTTTTGATGTTTCGGCCATGAAGGGAGCACGATCCACCCATTAAAATAAAAACACTTCTTGCTTGACTTAAATTTTGATAAAATTATTCCAATAGCATCTTTATTGAAACCAGTATCGAAAGACATCCTGTCTATTGTTATCTTATACACGCCAGCTATATTAGTCAGCGTGTTAGTCATCAAATAAAGATACAAGAACTTTTCATTAGGATTAAGCGTCCTGATCCAATCATCATCCCAAAAGCTTGTGGAAATGTATCTCTGTGTTGACATTATAAACCATCCTAAATTATTCTACTATTTCCACTCTAGTTGATTCGTTAATCCTCGGAAGCCTTCTGGGGATTCCACACTCGTCGAGAGCCCGGTATAAAGCGTATGTGGTTATTCCGTAATATTCGCAAAGTTCCGACACTGATTTTTCTTGATACTGCCTTAAAAGTTCTTCCTTGGTTATCTTAACCTTCTTCATTTATAGCCCTCCGTGTTAATTGTAATCATAATTCAGATTACGAAACCGGTCAATACCAGATCAAATAAAAATAGCCCACCCTCCGGCAGGCTATATAAACTTACTTGAATATATCAGAAGGGCTGCTCATTCCTCTGGATATCCTCCCCATCCTCCGTAAACTCCACCCTCACGTCGTCCTTCCGGCAGGCGCAGGTAATCGCCAACACCTCGAATGTCTGCCCTGGATTCATCGCCGCGAGGCGCTTTGCCTCACATATCGCATCACTATGCATCCTGTGAACCACCTTCGGCGGAATCGAGCGGTCAGAATTGAACACGTAGTAACCCTTGTTAAGATCTGCCATCTTCTTCTCCTTTTCTTCTTGTCTTAACTCTGCGGTATATCTTTCCACATCAGACAAACAAAAAATTGTTTTGTGTATGGTTCCTGCTCCTGGACATTTGCAGTAATAATAACAAAATCCTTTTATTCCATATCCAAAATATAGTGGATTACATTGCTCTCCACATCTTTGGCAATATAACTTCAATTCCTACCTCCTATTCTTTTCCTTCGCATTGATCTCAGCCGCCCTATTAATCTCATCCTGCTTCTTGCAAAGCTTCAAAAAATCTTCCTTGAATGATATAACTGGCCCGTTTTTTCTATTTATTGGAACAACTCCAAACATATCCAAAGCCGTGGAAAATGCCAGTGCGTCTACCACATGCTCAACGCACACCATTTTTTTACCAATTGACGCCACGGATCTCTTCCCGCAAGCCTTCAATTCTTTTGACTCATTATCCCACTCTTCAAAATCACATACCCTATCAGAGTCTCCATACTTCAAAATATTGGCTTTCATAGGCACTCCAAAATAGACAGTTGTCTATATGCTATGTTGTTGAATTTAAATGATCTCGAAGCCATTCAGCATCTACCAGATTGTCGCAGTCAAATGACCTTTTCCCGTTGGTTACAGTCCATCTCTGCCAAAAACCTTCATCTCCGGGGCCTGTGTCGTTATCATATTCAACATTCCACATAAAAAACTACCTCTCATATCTCATCAAACTAGAATCCCACTTGTCGAACCTGTATCCTTTTCCGAGTAAAACTCCTTCCTCTATATGGAACTCGTTATTTACTGGTTTTTCAGGCTCTATCTTCTTTCCATCGTAATATCCTTCAGGGGCTTCACCCATAAATATAACCCATTTTTTATACTTAAAAGATCCGCCATTTCCAACGAATCCATCCTGCTTTCTCTTTTGCCTCAGAGATGTCTTGTTGGCTTTTGCGTCCAGAACAAGATGAGGATCGAGTCTTGCCCCGTTTATTGTAAGTTTGTCGGCCATGGCAGAAATGGACTTAGAAATAACAACCACTCCGTTGTCTATAGTCCAGCAGCATTTCGGATTTCCTCCGTGGCTTTTTACGTCAGCATTAGTGCCCACAGTATGCCTCCATGTAGTGATTTATCATCTTTATGTAGTAATGGCATACGCCATGTTTATCAACCCAATTCGTACCTTTGTGATATGCGGAAAATGCAAGATCTTTATTTCTAAACTTGTCTAATTCTTCTTTGTATTCAAGTGCAGATATTCTGGTATAGTCATAAGGGTTATTGGGATTATACTCACCCCACTTTTTAACTCTCTCTGCGTGTATTTTTTTTGTCTCATGTAAACCCATAGGACTTACGTCTAGTTTATTTGGATGGTTCTTAAATTTCATCATTGAAGATTCTGCATAACAAATAGCAGCCAAGTCGAGAACTTCAACTTGTGCGTAATTGGCTGCCATGAAGAAAGCATCATAGTATTCTTCTTTAAGCAGCGGTATTTCTATTTTGCACATTTCTATAAATATTTCGTATTTTACAAATGGATGATAAAGTTTAGCCGAGAACGTGAGAAGCGGAATTATTAGAAATAATAGCCTTCTCAAATTTACCTCAAACTTAGGGAGTCTTTCCTCCCTGCCAGCCGATAGCAGCTTCTAATCTGCGACAATAACCACAATGCCATCCTCATGGTATTCAAAACGCAGATGCCCCCGCATTGATTTGAACAATGGACCCGCTGATTATGAGTCAGCCGCTCTAACCAACTGAGCTACAGGGGCTAAAAACAGAATAACACATCCGCCCCAAAACTGACAGTCTCAAGGCGGATAACTTGCATAGTGCCCATGCCCGTATAGTCACGGGCTACGATCTACCGATGCCGAAGGTTACGCGAGCGGGTTGAGGTCGCCCTGCTCGGGCGCAGCGGCGGACTGCTCGGCCTTCTTGCCGCGCGGCTTCTTCTCCCTGGTCACGTCGAGGGCGTCGATGAGCTTGTAGATCTTGTCCACGGTGGTCGTGGCGACTTCCGCGTACGAGCGGTCGCCGACGATGAAGGGCTTCGGGCCGTTCTCGTCGCCGTAGAGCATATCGGACTTCTTGACGGGCTTCTTGGAAATGTCACAGACCTGCTCAGTGACTTTCTTGGTAATCGTTCCCATAGGAACCTCCTGAGAAATTTTCGAACACCAAATCAACGATCTGGTTTACCGGAGCCTGGAAGATTCGAACTTCCGTAACCATTGCTGGTTATACAGTTTTCAAGACTGCCACCTTCGGCCTCTCGGTCAAGGCTCCATCTATAAAATAAACCGGCACTGGCGCCTGACCGGGCGATGGTCCATGTCACCCAGGCTGAATTTTTAGGACTTCCAGTGTGGCACTCTCCAATGCCGGTAGTATCCAAAATCAACCCCGGTTTCCACGGGGCCAGGAGTTTCACCTGTTGGCTCCTACGTTTCGGGCCGCTAAGCCTCGCCGGTAGGTATCACTCGTTGAATCGGTTTCTTTCCGTCTTGCGGTTTTCCGATCCATTGTTACCCATACGAATGGGTAGATATTTTCTACACGAAGATTCCCATCGGCAACGCAACTGCCTGCGTGGCGGTCACAAATTCTAGGCCGATTTATTGGGATGTATTAGGCCCGTTATGCGGAACGCACTAATTCATCTCCATATCTGTAGCAATTACTCTAAGCTGAGAGGGACCACTCTGTAAGGTTCCATAGTAATGGTCAGTTAATGCGTGGTAAACACCACGCCTTCCTGGGCTCCCAGGGATAAAGTCACTTCAATGTTGGCACCTCCCATCCACAGCGCTGCATGTTAGGCCGCCCAACCGGGAACCACATTCCCGTGGTATGCCTTCCCAACTATGAGCCTGCGCCGGATCTTCCGGCAAGCGCTGGTAGCGTGATCGGCTATGGCGTATTCAATGGCAACGGTTTTGAGACGCGTCACCTCAGGGATAACCGCGTCAATGGGAGCGGTAAAGAACGCCAGAAAGGCCGATGCAACGCAAATCAGGATCATGCAGACTCCTCATCTTTTTTTTACAGGGCAAATGTAAGTTGGACTGGCGCCAGCATCACTTACGTGACTTCTTGATACTACACCTTCATAAATATATTGTCAATCTTTTTCTTCTTGTTTTGAAAAGTTTTTTATTCCGGCATTTATGAATGCTTTATTAGCAGCCTTTTCCATCTTCTCAAGAACGTCTTCCATTGTAACTATTGATTCTCGCTTGCGAGGAGTCATCTTTCCTAGGAACCAGTTTTTGTATGTGTTAATATGTACTCCGAGATATACGGCTGCTTCTTCTTGAGAAAAGCCAGCAAGGCCCTGGAGTCGAATAAGCTTGTCTTGAAACTCGCTATTCTTTGACTTCATACTTCCTCACAAGATTCGCATAGTTCTTAGGCTCGTGCTCTTCATCAAGTCTGACCACAACGACACAGTCGCTTCCGAGGCCCCACCGGATAGCAAGAAAACACCCAGGAACTAGCTCTGCTTCGCTATAGGTTGAAAGTCTTGCATCTCCAGCGAAGCATTTTGCCGCTTTTTCAGCAAAAGCCACCTCTGCGTTTATCTCATCAACTCTGACTTGCCTCATTGCATGCCTCCTGTCTATTTTTCTATAATACATGTCTTATTATGTTTTGTCTACTGTTGACAACATCCTTTCTATATGATACCTTGTTCTAACGGAGGAAAAGATGGCAGACATCAACCATGTAACCATAGTAGGAAGACTAACCAGGGACGCCGAACTCAATTACACAGCCACCGGTCAGCCGGTATGCAAATTTTCCATTGCCGTTAACCGACAGAGAAAAGAAGGAGATAAGTGGGTCGATGAGGCCAGCTTTTTCGATGTAACCCTATGGGGGAAGCGCGGAGAATCTGTGAACCAGTACTTATTGAAGGGTAAACAGATCGGTGTTGAAGGGGAACTTCGCCAGGACCGATGGATTAAGGAAGGTCAGAACCGATCCAAAGTGGAAATCATGGCTACCAACGTCCAACTTCTGGGCGGTGGAAATAAGGACTCGCAGTCTTCGCCTTCTGCTCAGCCGGAAAAGAGCGCAAACGCGTCGTCAACTGCTAGCGGCAATTCCGACGAAGGATTTGCAGACGAAATTCCGTTCTGATATTGTCATGCAAAAAAACCGCCGTTATTGCTTGGTAGTAATACTTCCCCAGGTTTCCTTTGAGAAGCTTGGGGAGATTTGTACTAAATACAATATACTCAATCCAAAAAACCAGAATTACCCAAACGTATCCGACATCATTCGCATGATGCTTTACTACCAAATACGTCTAAATAAAGTCAAATGTCTTTCGCCAGTTGATACTTCTCATAGATTCAAGCAGCTTTTAGACTCCATTGGTTTCGATAAAATAGAATTCAAGCCAATGAAGGATGACATAGGCCGAGATAAATGTGAAGAAAGAAGAACCATAAGAGTTACAGATTACTTGCACGAATCAGTCCTGGCTCTTTCCGATCTCTTGAAAGTGGATTACGGCGACATTGTAAGATGTTGCGCCGACTTTATTATTACTGCGTATAATGGAGGCATAAAATGAACCGTGAAGAATATGAGAAGGCTAAGGCTGCCGACCTAAAGGCTAACAAGATCGTAATAGACAGAGTCCCACCGAACGCCGAAGTTCCAGAAATGTTCATTGAGAAAATTACAAGATTCGAAATCACCATGGATAAGCTCTGGAAATACCCGGATGGAAAAAAGCTCGTAACTTTCGGCGGCGGTACTATCATGATGATGCCTTCATTCTCCCAAATGCTTTCCGAGGCGGGCGGGATAATGTTGAAAGATCCGATAGTTCAAAAGGTGATGTCATATCACGAAATACCTATGCCGAGCGGCATCATCAAGAAGAACCTGTACTGCTCCCGTGTGGTAGGGAAAATAGACTACAATAAGACCACCGACTCGGGTGCAAAGCATTTCGGTTTTTACGCGAGTGAAATAGATATCGACAATCTTTTCGCTCGTCAGAACGTGAACGACCTTGAGCTTATTGGCTCAACGAAAAATGGTCGTCCGGTAACCGAAGCTGGTACGCTCTACAACACCGGAAACGAGTACAAGGACAGCGTTGCTGCTTACAAGGAAAAAATACGCCTGGGCCAACATGCCTACCAGACCCTTATTACGAGGCTTCGCTCTCATGGCGTTGAAAAAGCCCTCGGAATGGACCACCTAAAAGTTGCAAACGTCGGTGGAGTTATATACATCCAGAGGGTTACCCCTGACGCATCGAATCCAACCGTTAGGAAAATGCTGCTGGTTTCAGCCGCGAATGATATGACGGGCGGAAGCATACAGCGGCTTATCCCCGGACCGCAGGAGTCATCCGTAGTTTCGGAACCAGAGACAATCAACGTTACCGAAAACGATATTCCGGTTACTCAGCCCGTCGAGCCTGAAGAAGAGCTTGACGTTGACGACATCCCCTCCGATGATTTAGATGAAGACGTTCCGCTGTGGCACGGAGAGGAAGAGCAACCTGCCGATGGGGGGCCACTTAAAACAGCCGTAATTTCCTGGCAGGCTTCCGAGTCGGTAAAGAATCAGATCTGCGCTGACTTCATAGACGCCACAATCGATTCAAATGAATCAGAGGAATTCTACAAAGCCGAGATCGAGGCAATAAAACTCCTTGCTGACGGCCACGAAGATGACGGAATTGTCGCCATGGCAGATTCAGTAAGGTTCACCAAAACTTACGCGGGCTTCAACGAAACTCAATCAAACTTCGTAAAGGAATCCGTAAGGATAAAAAAAATAGTTAACTGTTCTGCTATTTTGCAAAACATTACCGTTTTGGTAAAAGGCAAGAAATAGTTTTTAAGGTCCCGGTAACCAATGCTGGCGAAAGGGCATGTTTTTAATGGAGGCGCGTAATGTCATTTAGAACGGCAAAGCCAGACGATGATAGTCCTGGTTGGTTTAAGCTAGGAATAATATGCAGCGTTAAGAATCACGGACACAAAGAACCAATAAGGGATAACGCTATTATTGTGTGGTTCAATGATAACCACTTCATAGATGAATATGGGAATTATTGGGACGAAGCAAAACCGTGCGATTTTTGGGAGCCATTAGAAAATGAGATAGTGGCGTGTTTCGGATTCGGGAATGCGATAGAAAGCATGTCCTACCCAATGGTAGGCGTTTACCGGGCATCTGATAACGGGCATCACATAATAAGATGCTGCTCTGTATACGAGATGATAAAATGCGATAACGTAGCACGTCTGCAATATCCAGATCATCGCGTAATAGACTGTGCCTGCACCGTCGAAGAACTCAAGAAAAGAACCGACTGGATCTAATTTTTTACTGGAGTACGCTGTGAGCGAAATAGAAGATGGGAGAGGGATTGAATGCCCGCAATGTGGAATGAAGTGGTTCGGATTTGTAAACAGGCGAGAGGTATGTGCATGTGGGATGTACGTAAAATGGCATGTAAAGGCATCTTCTAATAAAAGCATGCCTGTCGCCGAGTGGATAGCGCCTGATAACCAAGAAATTGGTAAGACAGCCTCAAAAATACTTGAAGGCCAGGGCTATAAATGGGACGAAACAAAAAAGATGTGGTTATCACCATATCTGAAGAAATAGCAAATACTACTGGAGGCAACCATGTATTTCATTCACGCTCCCGAGATTCATTTTTCACCAAGCAAGGCCAAAGAGTGCCTGTATGCGCTCGAAGAAATGTACTTTCACATAGCTGGAATAAGAGCTAGGCAAGTAGTATCGCACGATCAATCAAATATCTACGTCTTCTTTACAGGCGATCTTTACGATCATGCCATGCAGAATACCGACAGGTCAGGCTTCGTAGCTCTCCACAAGGCCCTGGAGAAGATTGCGTCGATCGCATTCGTGATATACCAGTACGGAACAAGAAGCAAGCACGACATGGAAGGGAGCTACGAAGTTCTACGCATATACGACAGGTCGGAAGTGCTGAGCGTAAACAATCGAACATTCGCTAACGATGAAATATCCGTATTCTCATTTGAAGAGCCGCAGATGTCCGAGTTTCGCGGAGAGTCAGTCGAAGAAATATGGTCGAACATTCAGGCTCACGAGAAAAAGCTGTGCCTGATGGCCGCCGAGTTTTTCAGAGAAAATCCAGGCAAGCGCCACATCCTCATCGGACACGGAGCAGTTCTGTGCGATGCTACGGTGAACAACCCCGCCGTGGTATTCGGTAACTACCATGTATCAGAAACCGAACTCGCTGAAACCGGCGCCGACATCGCCTTGTGGGGCCATCTTCACCAGCCCTACATATTCTCAAAACTCCGTGGTGGGTACACGAGATCCCTAGCTCACAACTACAGCGATTGCGGCTTCCTCCCTGGGTTCTCAGTTTACGATGATTCGTATGAGGAATCCGTAATAAGGCTCAAGGAGCTTCCGGCTCGTTTCGGGATCAACGTGAACATCCCCGATGACGGCGATCCGGTCATCGAGCTGAATAAACAGGCGGTAGCACTTCTTTCTTCAGGTGAAAAAGTTGCAATACGGCCGGACGTGAGCATTCCTCACGACATAAACGATTCAACTCACCGTAACCAAATATCAGAACTCATCCTTTCGAAATATCCTGGAGTTGTTCTTGACGCTCCGAGGATCATCGAAAGAACAGGATCGAAAGTGCGGAACGCTGATATCGCAAACGACACCTCGTACCGAGCGCTTTGCAAAAAAGTTTACCCTGATTGGGACGAAGAAGACCTCTTGGAAATGGACAAGCTTGAAGAGGAAGACATCAAGGAAGGAATAATCCCCGTCAAGAAAGAAATCTCGCTGAAAAGTATATCAGCTCGCGGATATATCCCGCTGAAAAACGGTATAGGGTCGGACGAATTCAGGGTTGACTTCGACCAATACGGCAGATGCGTTCTTGGGCTTGTAGCTCCCGGAGGATTCGGGAAATCATCCACAGGAGATCTCGTATTTCCGCACCCTGAATGCCTATCTCAGCCAGAGAGCAAAGCGAATCTTTTCTTCCTTCAGGATTCATACATCATCAACAAATTCGACGTTGATGGTCACGACGTAGAGTGCAAAATCATCGGCGGGCCAGAAGGAAAAGGAGCCGCATATTTCTGCTACGTTGACGGGCAGGAAAAGTGCAAGAAGGGAGTCCGCGAGTATAAGGAAGTAGTAAACTCCATATTTGGTACCATTCATGAATTCGCGCTTGTTATGTCGAGAACTCAGTTCAAGTTTGCGCGCGTGGTTGATGGGGCTAACTGTAACCCTGACATAAAGTACGCCGCGAACAAGGAAATGAAGGATCTTTACGCTCCACTGTGCGGAAGCGACAAGACAAAAACCATGCTTCGCTGCAAGGCTCGCGCGGACGAGTTCAAGAAGACTTACGAGCGCCTTGAGCACGAGATATCTGGCATCCGGTCTAGCATAGATAATCTCGTAACATCAACAGGAGACATTAATCTGCTTACTGATGAACTTATAGAAAAAGAAGACGATCTGTCAGTAATAAGAGAAGGTCTTGAAATAATAATCTGTAATGGAAAGGACGCAGCCGCAAACATCGAATCGGCAAGGTCGGCATCAAAGAAAAACGAAGCAGAAAAGGAAAAACGCAGGACTGACATCACGAAGATGTCTGAGCTTTCCGTCAAGGCGGAAGAGTGCTCAGGAAAGATCAAGGCTCTGTCTGAAAAGTCTCAGAAACTCGAATCGAACAAGAAACTCATAGCAGAGGACGACCAGCGCATAGAGTTCAATTCTTCGAATGAGTCCTCCGGGGTCAGGAACTCAGAGCTCAGGAACAAGTACGACGCAGAACTAAACGCGTGGAATACGAAGCTTTCATCGGTAAGAACGGAGGTTTCGTCCAGGAATGATGCTCTCATGGCTAAGTTTAGGGCTGAGTCTTCGAAGGCCCTTGAAGAACACTCAGCGCTTGTCCGTAAGTACAACTCCGATCTTTCAGAATGGAACGCAGAGCTTGAGCGAGTGCAATCAGAAGCACGCAAAAAAAACACGTATGAGGCAAAGAAGTACGAAGACGCCATCCGTATTTACCGACAAGCAAAACAGTCGGCAGAAATGTCGATCAACGAATCAGAGCACAAGATATCGGTAAACTCTTCATCTTGCCCAAATTGCGGGTATATCAGCCCCGACGCTAAAAAAATCATCGAGGATGAGGCTAGAAATATAGAAGCAAAGCGCTCGGAGCTTGCTTCACTTTTTGAGCCTGTTGCTCCGTCCGAAGTCATAGTACCGGCAACCCTCGACAGGCCAAAACCATTGCCTGTAGCGGAATACGTTGCTCCTGCTGAACCAGTCCTAGAACCTATTCCTGAATCCATAGAAGATCCCAAGCCTTCGGAGCCTCAGTACGAGCCGGTAGCCCAGGCTATTCCTGCTTCAATCGACCGGGCTTCTGTCTTGCGCGAGATTGAGGAGGCGTCTGGAGCCTCGTCGTCAATAGCAACACTGGAAGATCTTCGGACTTCCATCAATGATCAGATAGACGAACTCCAGTCCCGAAGGTATGACATCGACGAAAGCGCCGAAGAGAAACTCAGGATGGCCGAGGCTGAAAAATCAAGGCTTGAGACCCTGTATCTTTCAAAGATGTCGGAATCGAAGAGCATGGAATCATCCGTGTCTTCCATAAAGGAAAAAATCGCGGCTGCGAAGCAGAGCGAAGATAGCCTCAATGCTCTCAAAAAGAATATGTCAGACAAGTCACTCGAAAAAGAATCGGCTGAGACTCTTCACCTTCGCTGGAAGAAATATCAGGCAGCCTGGGACCGAAACGGAATACCCGCGCGGTTCGTAGAACTTGCCGCCCCAATGATAGATTCGATGGCGAACGAGATTCTTTCTCAGTTCTATCCCGACATGTTCATCGAGACTTGCACTACGAAGGAAGATTCAAATGGAGAAACAGCCGACACGTTCGAAGTTATGGTGTATAACACCAGAGAAGGAACAAAACAGAAACTTTCGTCACTCTCAGGAGAGCAAACAAACTTTGTTCTTTCCGCAATGTTCTTCGCATTCAGAAAGAAGTACGAAGAAAACACCGGTCGCAAGATCAACTTCGTATTCGAGGATGAACAGGATGACCATGTTTCGCTTTTAATGCAGCCTGCGTACTGGAACATGGTGCAATACCAGCAGCAGCTTGAAAACAAGTTGCGTATATGCACTTCTCACTCTGCCGAGTTCCCGAATAGGATTGAGAACGTGATAGATTTGGAGGCTATGAAATGAACGTAAATAAGGAAACTATAAACAAAAAGGTAACAACAGCTTTTATCTCAGAAGAAGAAATAAAAGAATTGATATCTTCGCATGTGATGAAATCACAATCAATAGAAAAAGACAGCGTTAAGGTTAGGTCGACGGTTACGATATTAAACGAAGACTCATCAACTGGATTTCATCCAAAAGCCAAAGTTGTAATAGAGGAATATGAATGAGATTCATTCTGACTGACAAGCAGCGCGATGTGCTTGACGAAATAAAAAGAATAAAGCTTACAGGTCGAGAACCTACAATTCTCGGCCTGTCAACTAAGTTCAAAATATCTCGATCCTCCATTAAATCTCATTGCAGGGCAATATGCGATAAGGGGTATATGCGAATGGAGATGGTTGAGATAGCTACCAGGGGAATTCCGTCTAAGTTGAAATTCACTGTGCTTGAAGAAAGCCTTGCTATGGATATAGTAAGAAAAATGAAGGATGGAAATAATGGGAATGGGTAAGCCTTACGCATCACGCAAGCCAATGTGGGAACATCCAGAATCAGACTTCTATGAGACTCCATATTCGCTAATATGGGAGCTTGCAAATCATACAGACGAGCTAAAAGGATTTTCAAAATTCAGAGACCCTTGCTGCGGAAAACACAATATTAAAACATCATTAGAATCAAGTTCTCTTGACAAAATATTCGATGTATCAGAAGACGACCTAAGCATAAATGGATACGACTTCCTTGACGACGAATCAAAGCACGGATTCATAATATCAAATCCTCCATTTTCACTTTTCGATGAATTTGTATTTCACGCAAAGGCTGTATCAGAGAAGGTAGCTTTCATTGGAAGGCCGGACGCATTCGGAGCATACAAAAGAAATGACGCAGGTCTGTGGAAAAATCTAAAATCATGCTACATCTTTGACAGAAAAGTTGACTACCGTACCCCTCATAGAGAAGACGGGTTGTTTCACGTTGGGGCTATGGTGACGTGCTGGCTTATATGGGATATGTCATATAAAGGAAAGCCATCTCTTGAAGTATTGCGAGTCAACAAATACGCTAAACTTGGTCCGTTCGAGGAGTAATTATGCCAATAACTAAATGGACAAAAGATGATGCAGAATGGTTGTCTAAGATTATGATAATGTTCTCAAATGGAGAAATAACCACTCTAAGCGAAACTCAAAAAAAGAGATTTGATCTTTACGCAAAAAGGATAGCTTCTTCTGCTGTTAAGATAAAACCTCGCTCTGCAAAAAACAAGGGTGCTTCCTGGCAGAAGGATGTAGCCAGAGAGTTGTCCGAAATAACAGAAGTTCCATTCGACAACCAGAGCGACCAGAGCGAGATCCTATGCAGGACTATGGGGTGTTCTGGAAACGACATCATCCTGCGCGGAAAGGCCCTTGAGCGCTTTCCATTTGGAACGGAGTGCAAGGACCAGAACAACGTATCGCTTCCAGACTGGTGCCGTCAGGCTGCTTCAAATGAAATAAACGGAAAATGGATGCTGTTCATAAAGTCAGCACTTTTGGATGAGCCTATCGTTGCATTCCCAATGAGACTGCTGAAGGAATACTTCAAGAAAGAATTTGGGAGGTGGTGAATGTCTGACTTTTCAAATATAACGTCTATCAAGAGTATAAGAAAAGATAGGCATTGCTTCCTATGCCTAAGGAAAACAGAAGCCGGTAACCACATGAACAAATGGACCGGAAGATACGAAGGAAGCTTTTTCAGTGATTATATATGCGATACATGCGAAAAACTAACTCATATAATAGACGATTATGGAGACGGATTCAGCCAGGGTGACACCCTTGAATATATGGATAGTCATGGAGTTAAAACTCCAGAAGATCTACTTGAGAAGTTGCGATCTGTTGGTACTTGTAAATAAATACCTAGATTTAGCAACGAATCACAATTTTCTATACAGTGAATCATTCCTATCATAAAGAACATACCTTCCTTTGAAATGCCTTCTAAGCATTCTCAGGAAAGTATCTACATACATATCTTTGCAATCAGGAAACAGGCTTGTGCATTCGTTCCTTAAATCTACTCCAAAGAAGAAGTGCCCGTTTTCCCATCTTTTGAATACCATTTTCACCGCTTCCGTCATGCTTGTTATCTTCTCTGACATACAACGCCTCCTTGGAAATATCTTCAAGTTTTCCAATGTAGTCAGTTAGCATATTCAATCTACCGACAGTATCAGATCTATTATCTGCTATGGACTTATTTCTCCATTTATCAATCCACGCATGAAGATCGTTTTTTAACGTATTGTCATTATTTATTTTTAACTCTCTGTATGAATATTCTTCATTTTTTTTCTTCTTGGAATCATACAGAACTGAAACTTCAAGCAATGTGGCCCTTATTATGAAAAACACCCATATAATTATTCTTACGTCAACTCCAGTCTTATCAGCAATTATCTGGAATTGAGTCATAGATTCATCTGAAACATTCTCAGACTCATATTTTAGCAATTCTTTTTGATAATAGTCTCTAAATGATATGTAATCTTTTAGTATATCTGTTTCTTTTTGAGGAACTAATTTATCAGGCGTGTCCCTAATTCTCTTTTCCTGCATTAATATCAAATCTTCCTGTTTTTTAATATTATCTTTTAGGCTAAGAACGTATGATTTATTTGTTTCTTTGTATGATGCCTTCAACGTCTCAGAGACAGAGCTGCCAACAAATGCTATCATTGAAATGATGATAAATATTGAAGCCATAAGCCTCTTTCCATCATCCCATAGCTGGACTCTCTTTACATCGAACACAACTCCAGATATTCCATTGAACCAGTAAAAGAACAAATTGCTTCCAGCAAGAGATGAATAAAATAGAAATGACATCATGGCAGACATAATAAAAGCTATAAGCCTATTCGACCCATAAAAAAGTGATTTTATCTTTTCCATAATTGTTACGCAAGATCTATATCATTCCCGATCTCATCTTCCTCAATATCTACCGGGATATCAGCCTCTTCTTCAGGCTTGATATTGACATCCTGCAAAGCCTCCTTTTCTTTTTTCGGGAATATCTTGAACATTTTTATCCTTAACTCTTGATTATACATGATTATATCTCCAGATATGTCAAAAGTCAATTGGCATTGACGATAGATACAGTTGAATATATCATACATTCAAAGGATTGAATATGGCAAATTCGATAAAACTGTCCAGGGCAATGCAGAAAACAATTGTTAGTTCTCTGAAAGACGCCATGCAGATACATGAGCAATTCGTGGACAGGAATGGTGAGTTCGTAGATGCCTCACTTAGCGAAATAGCGTCAGCTCTTATCATAGAAGAGGCAATGCCGTTTGATGAAGATAAAGGAGTTCGAGTTCTTGGAAATTACAAAATACTAAAAGATATACTTGACGCTACTAGAGAGGAGGAGGGGGACGAAAATAGTCTTGATGCAGCTCTCGAAAGAGTTGTTAATAGGATTTCAGAAAGAAAAAAAGAAAATTTAATAGCAGCGCAAGAAGATGTTATTGATGCGGAAATAGAATGAAAAGCGCAATGGCAGAGCTTCAGGAATATTATTTTGATAAGCCTTATGAATATGTGTGTGATATAATATTTGAAGGAAATATAAAACTAGACGGTCCTAGAGAAGAGCGAAGAGGTCCAACTGGACAACAAAAAAAAGTATTATTAGCTTGCGGTAAATCAGCGCGAGATAGAAGGCCAGTATCGGTAAAATCTGGGCATGGTACAGGAAAAACATGTCTCGCTGCGTGGATAATCCTTTGGTTCCTATTTACTCACCCATACTCAAAGGTTGGATGCACGGCCCCAACAGAACGACAATTAAAAAACGGATTATGGGGCGAGCTTACTAAGTGGATAAATAGGTCAGAAATATGTAAGGCTTTCTTTAAGTGGAAAACAGAGACAGTTGAAGTAAAAGGCTTTGGAATGGCATGGGCTGCCGAACTTAGAGCCGCATATAGACCAGAAAATCTTGCTGGTCTTCATGGAGAGGGCGGAACACTCATAATAGCCGATGAAGCGTCAGGTATTCTTGATGATAACATTTGGGACACGGTAAGTGGAGCTTTGTCAGACGTTGGCTCATTCCTAATGATGATAGGGAACCCAACTCAAATACGTGGTAATTTCCATAGATCATTTTTCGATAAATCAGGTAGAGCGCGCTGCATAACACTTTCATGCGAGGATGATGACTATCGAGGAGACCCACACTACGCGAAAGAAATGGCTGCAAAGTACGGAAGAGATTCGGATAGATATCGAGTCCGCGTTTTGGGCGAATTTCCAATAGACATGCCAGACGCATTTATAAGATTGCGATGGCTTCAGGATTGCTATAACAGAGACTTCACTCAATCTTTAACCCCAGTTGTTTCGATAGATCCGGCAGATCAGGGGGATGACGATACAGAGATATGTGCTTCTGTTGGGTACAGGCTGGTGTATCGCAGGACCATGGCTGGAGAAACTGATGGACCTATGAATGCACAGGGGGTATTGGTAGCAATTCATTACATGCGACAGAATTGCAAGGAGTTCGGCTTCCATAAAGACGTTCCAATAACAGTAGTAGTAGACTCGACCGGCCTTGGGGCTGCGACAAGAGATGCACTTAGAGTGTTTGAGCGTGTTGAAAATTTCAAATTAATCTGCGTAAATGCTGCCGAGTCTGGAAATGACGAATATGAAAGGATGAGCGACTTACTCTGGGGAAATCTAAAAACATTAATATCGCATGTATCGATACCAAGAAGAAGCGATAGTTTCGAAGATGGGAGAGTTGTAAAAGAAAGCAGGCGCGGAGACGGTTTTGACGACGCTGAGTATTTTGAAGAACTTGAGGATCAGGTATGCGGCAGAAAATATACAATAAATCCTTCGAGCGGAAAGATATCACTTGAAACTAAGGCCGACTTAAAGAAGCGCGGAAAGCCGTCTCCAAACATGGCGGACGCTCTCACACTGCTCATGGTCCCATTCATGAGGTATGGTATTGACTCAAAGCCGAGTAACGGTAAAAGATATAGTATTAAGGCGAAGAGTCCTTATGACGGAGACTACTGATGGCATGGAATTTCCCATTCTTCAAAAGCACAACCAGTTCAGAGTTCCGGTCTTCAGCTACGTGCTCTCCTCCCGGTAAAGATTTAATACTTGAGGAAAGACTTGACTCACAAAGAATTAGATCGATTTGGAATAACACAGACAAGGAATACAAGCTATCCGCATCTGTAGTTATTTGCGGAATACAAGCTCTTATCGATTACGTTTCATTTCCAGAATTCTCATCATCTTCAAAGTCAGAGATAAAAAAAGAAATAAATAGGATAACCAAATACGACTCCGACACTTTTAATAGGAAGTCTTTTACGGAAGGAAACTTCTACGTTTGGTCAAACTACAACTCTGAGAAAAAACAACTTGAGCATGTAATATTTGGACATGACGAAATGTATAAGCCTTTCTTTGATGTTGATACTCACGAGCTTATTGCAATCAAATTTAAGCAGACTATAAAGTTCTTGAAGCCTGACACGACAGAGGCATCAACAACTAGATATATGTATTTTGATAACAAGAATATAATAACAGAATACGAAAATGACTTACCTCCTGGTAAAAAAAGGAAAACTACATTTGAACATGGGCTTGGTGTAATTCCAATAAAATATTGGGCGTTCAATAAAGGAAACGATGAGATTGAGGGACATGGTTTTGTAGAGCCGTGCGAACCTCACATGCGTATATTGCATGACGTTATGCTAAATAGGGCAATTGAGGATCGCCGTTCTTCCAGAAAGAAACTTTCAATAACAGGATTCAATGCTGACGAGTGGATAGACAATACAAAAAAGGTAAATGGATTTGTTGACGAGCATGGCGCCGCAACTTCAAGCTCAATAGACCTTGAACAGATGGAAGCATTTTTTAATACTATAAAAAACGATGGCAACGCAGAGAAAATAGCATACCTCATTCCAGAGCAGTCGGCAGCAGACTCAATACAGATAGCCAAGCTTTGCTTTACCAATATAATAGAAATACTTGGAGTTCAGGAATTTGTATTTCCACCGAAACTCGGAGCATCATTCGCTTCGGTTGAAGCCCAGATCCCAAGATTCGTGAAAAGAATAGAATCTCTTCGAGGGCAAATGGAAATGCTGTGGCTCGCTCAGTGGGAACTCGATGCTGCCGTTATGTCAAAGGCCACCCTTGGAAAAACAGGGACCACCGTAAAGGCCATATGGAAACGCCTTGACCTTGAAAGCCAGGAGCTTCGCGCTCAGATCGTAAACTACATGATGTCGTCAATGAAGATTGCGAAAGAATCAGGGTTGATGACTGACGAAGAGATCCGAGCCTACCTAGATTCTTTCATGTGCCAACTTAAAGACAATGATGAGTTCGAGAAGGGAAAAGAAAAGATGTTGAAAGACCTGGAAGCCGTAAAGAAGGCTTTCGGAGCTGGAAAAGAAAACGAGCAGGACGGAGACAAAAAGATAAACAACAAAAATAGAGATAAGGATAAAGGATGATTGGTATTGACTTATTGATATATACGTAACATATCTATATTGGAGACTAGCATGGTTAAGTATAAGGAAGACGAGACAGTTTTTATAACATCTCAGTACGAGGAGAAGCCGTCTCCTTCCGTTGACCTTGATATTATAAACTCAGTCCCAATGTCTGCGGCAAATAAGAAAAGATTCGATATAGTTTCCAAAAACGATACTGAGCCATTTGAATTTGTGCAGGCAATAAAGTTTGGAGAAAAGTATCCGTGCCAGGGAATTCCAATTGGCGCTACTTTTTCTAAGTCTTGGGCTGATAGTTATGCAGACAAAAGCAACAGGGTTTTAATACCTGGATCTGCATTCGGTCACGTAGCAGATGAAGCCTCCTGGAAAATGCAAAGGGCAAAAAATCAGCTATATGTAACAGGAGCAAAGGTAATCGGAGAAGATACTTTGCTTTTGAGACATTACGTTTCCAGGGAAATGGATGAGCACGAATACAATCTTCTTATAAAAGAAATAAAAGCTGGCCTACTTTCAACTTCTATATACGAAAGGACCAAATACGAGGTTTCTATTGACGAGAAAAAAGGTACTGAAAAACTAGTAGCAATAGAGTCTCTTGGAAGGCAAAGAAATGATTTAGTGGAATGGGACCAAACCGGAATGCCAAGTAAATTGATGGCGACTTCTCAGAAGGCGTCCATTGAGAATAATCAAGAACAAGGAGAAGCCAGTATGACACATTCCGAATTGATTGCGGCTCTCAAGGCGTCAATCGTCGAGAACCGTACCGATCCGTTGAGTGTCGTGAAAGACCTCGGGCTGGAAATCTCCGTCATGACTGCGGAAAACAAGGCGGATCTCGACCGCTTCACCGCTCTCAAGGCGAAGGTCGAAGACCCGGAATCATTCATCGCCACCAATCTCTCAGCTCAGGGCGAAGCATTCAAGACCCTGAAAAACGCGGCCATCGAAACTGAGTTCGGAAAGAGCAAGGATCTCAAGGACCTCGCGCTGGACATGTTCCAGATCAAAACCGGAGGGCAGAAAGAGATCAACGCCGAGATCGAGCGCATCAAGGGGCTTGAGTCTGTGAAGACTCTTGCCGCGAAAAACGCCGATGGCCGTGACGGAAAGATCGTCGAAGGCTCAACCCAGACGAAGAGCATCTTCGATAAAAAAGAAACGTTGATCGTCGGGAGGAAGTCAAATGGCTAAGATCGTACAGCATCTTTTCGGTCAGAACGTCGCCGCCATGGAGGCCCGCATCGAAACGGAAGCCCTCTATGACGCGCTGAATAGCGGCGACTTCATCATCGACATCTACGACGCTGGGAAGGGCGGCGTGTGCCGCGCTCCTTCGAAAAACAAGTGGGGCGGATCGGTAAATGCACCGGTCCCTGAAGATCCTCGCCCGTATGGATTCTACGCGTCAGTTGAAGGACAGACCGGCGACGTGGTCCTGTTCGTCAACGACGACAAGACGACCGAAGTGGGAACCGGGTCATTCGCTTACGGCGACCCCGTATACGCAACCCCGGCAGCGAGCCTCAAATGCACCATCGCGGACACCGCGAGCGTTGGGTCATACTTCATCGGCACCGTCGAAGGCCCACTCCAGACCGCCACGGTGGACGGAAGCACCTACAAATACGTGTGGGTTCGCCTGCGGAAAGAAGGCGTCGGATTCGCCTCGGTCAACAAGATCGCGTCGGCGGTTCTATCGGGGACTGCCATCGCGGGCGGCGTCGGTGAAGCGGCAATCGTTACGGGCGGCGAGACGATCATAATCACGCTCACCGGCGACACCTGGGCCACGTATGACGGTACGGCTCTGTATCTGATCGCCACGGCGGATAAGCTCATCGACGGTCTCGCTCACGTTTCCGGCACAGACGATCTGGCCGACATCAAGACGGCCCTCAAGGCTGCTTGCAACTCAACCGACAATACGGCGGTTATTCGCACGAGCGCTACGGTCATGACGATCACGCTTCCTGCGGTTGCCGGATACTCCATCGCCGCCGACGAGGAAATTTCACTCGAAATAGACGCCGATCTGCTCGTTTCGACGACCACACCGCTCGCCTCTTCGCCGCACATCACCGTGACGGCTGCGTAAAGGAGAAGAAAAATGAGGATCATCGACAAGCATTTCGACGTTCCAGTAACCATGCAGGGAGAGCGATCAACTATCTCCGGCATGGAAACCATAGCCCTTTTCAAGGACTATGCGTCCGCGATGAAGGGCGGGGCACTTTCACAGCAGGCTCTCGACGGAGCGAAAGAATTCGTCGGAGACAGTTTCATCAGGATTTCAGGCCAGACAGAAACCCTTCCGGCCGACCTGTACGATCAGCTTTCTACCCTCGACCCGACTTGGAAGCCGTACATCATCGACTTCACGCGAACCATCGCCATGCGGGAGAAGGTGTATCAGCCGATCTACGAAACTATGGAGTCACCAGACTTCGATGAAACCATGAAGACCATCGACTTCACCGGTTTCTCATCGTTCGCATACACCAAATGGATCGACGGAGCCGCCGTTCTCATGAACACCTTCCGAGAAGGCGAGAGTGATTCCGTTACCCTCCAGATCCACGCTGGCGGTTACGTCCGAACTCTGCGCGACAAGCTTTTCAATAAGCGCTGGCGCCAAGAAAAGGTTGCTCGTGCTCAGGCTCAGGGCTACAACGACTTCCTCAACCACTTGTACCTAGGCCCGATCCTGAAGGCTTCGTACACGGGGAAGACGGTCGTCGTCGGCGACGTTGACGCAACTCAGGCTACTACGTGGTGGGCGAAGAACTGGTCCATCATGAAGCTCGCCAAGGATGCGTACTTCACCGCGAAAGACCCGCTCGATCAGCCGTTCGAAACTCCGATCCTGATGATGAACAAGGCCACGTACATGACCGCGTTCTCCGACACCCTCGATGCCATCAACTTCGCAGACAGTAAGAGGTACGCCTCAATGCGAGGATGGTGGAGCGGAATCGTGATTTACGACGGTGCTACCGTTGACTTCGACGGAAGGCCGGTCGTGTATCCGAAGCCTGCTGACGGAGAGGTCTACATGATCTCACCGAAAACCGGCTTCAAGGAACTCATCAAACAGCCTCTCACTATGGTTACTTCACCCGGCGACGCAAACCACCTGAGCGAACAGACTCAGGTCTGGTGGGACTGCCGAGGAATCATCTGCGCCGCTGACGACTACGGCGTGAAGATGACCCTCATCATGGCGAGCGACACCACGAACGGAATCGCTGCCTAACCAATAGGCGGCGGTGAAATACCCGCCGCCTATTTTTGGAGAATCGATGTCTAGCTACATAACAAGAATCGCTGAACTTTGCGGCGATCAAGACATGCAAATATTCTCACCAACAAGAATAGCGTCTGCATATGAATACGCTTCAGCAAGATACACTTCAGTTGAAAATAGGTGTTATTCGGCGGCAGTAGAGCTGCTTACTTCTGACCTTCAAAAATTAATAGACAGATATGAAATAAAATCAGAGAGTGACGGTGTTGAAAAAACAGAGATGCAGTCACTCACTGCAATAATTCAAGCAAGAAAATCAATGATAAGTCTTTACCAGAATTCAATAGTTACTGAATCTGTTCGCGGTTCGGCCAGAAGTTTTGGAATTGGATTTAGAAAGACCATAATTCGAGGAATAAATGACTAGCGATAGACTCACTCGGAAAAGAGAAAGAGTCTCGAAAAGTATTTCCATAAATCCGTTTCATCCAGAATTCATTGAAAGGCAGTTTTACAATAGAAGCGAATCAAACTCAATGGACCCTGTTGGAGATCCTATAAAAATACCTGGATTTGTTAATCCGGTAAGAATATATAAGAACGAAAAACTAGAAGGAATTGGAATAATTGACGGAGTGCCTTCAGTTGAAACAAAAAGCTACTTAAAAGCTGAGCACGATGAAGAATTGTTTTACGGAATGCAGTTTGAATATATGGGATCGAAATACAAGGTACTTCAGCCAGTTCCTGTTATATATTATGGTGGCGTTGCTTTCATTAGGGCAGAGTTAAGAGACATAACAGAGGGCACTAATTATGCCGATTAAAGTTATAACAAATACTATAAACGAAGGTATGAGAAGTCTTCCAAGGCAAGTTAAACAGTCGGCATTATCATTACTTGAATCTTCAGGAGAGGATTCATTAAAAGAAATAAATGGCCGAGTTAAGAATAATGAGTTTTGGATAAACAGAAGCATGAACGCAGCTAATAGCATAAAAAAAGAAGTAGTTGATAATGGAGATTCAATAACAGTTGCAATAGGCTTCGAAAAAGGAAAGCCAAACGAAAAAGACGCACCTGAATATTACAAGTCAGGAAGAAATAGAGAATATGCTGAATATATTTCAGATAGGCAGGAAACACATTTTCTTGGAGCTGTATTGCAATCGTTGTCTAGGAATGTAGTTAAGCAACTTGACGGGTTTAGGGTCAGAACAGAGCGAGCTACCAGGATTTCAAAATGAGCATATTTGCAAAGTTCTCATTACAAAAATATATAATAGACCACAACATATCAGATTCAATTGGAATAAAATCAGGAAGCATATTTCTGTCTGATGGAACAGACGCAATAACAGAAGCGCAGTGTCCTGCGGTTGTTATAGACCAAATGCCTGACATTCCTGCTGGAGGATACGAAGGATACGATCTATTCACTGTTATGCTTTTTCACAAAAAGATATCATTCGACATAAACGAAGAAATAATATTTAGCAAATTGACCGGATTATTCAAAGATCGTAACGCAGTATCGGTGTACAGTTACGATGGAATTGACAGAAAGGATTACTTCGAGTATCAAAATGGATCAGAGGATAAATCCGGTATACAGACCGGTGGCAATAAGTTACGATACAAGCAGTTCGCGGTGGCTGCGCCTAAAACCAACGCAAGGAGATAATCATGGGAGAGAATACTGACGTTTTTTCCGAGTATGCGGCAAGTAGGGCGCTGGCTCGTCGGTTGAATTTCAACGGATCGCTTCCCCTCGCATACCCCATCACGCTTACGCTTTCTGCCGATCTTGGCAACGGGGAGACGACCACCGTCGTGTGCCCTGCTGGTCTGTTCGGAAAAGCAGGAACGTTCGACATGTCGAGCTACGTTACTGCCACTGAAATCGCTCTCAAATTCATTGAGCGCGGTGAAACCGACACGGTTACCATCCCGTGCGTAAGCGGAGATTTCGTAGCTCCGACCGCCGCAACCGTCGCTGAGATCGTAACGCTTCTAAGCAAGGTGACTACCGGAATCACTACGGCTGGAAACTTTACCAACATCGGCCATGCATTCACTCCGTCAGTTGACGGAACCACTGGCAGGCTCAAGATAGTCGGCGCGTCTGGTTCCGAAGTCACCGCCCCAACCATCCTCAATCTCATTTTCGAGATCCAGGACGTGTACGTTGATGGAGTCCTCGACAGCGGGTTCGCAACGCTTGTTGGTCTTACCCTTTCCGAGGTCCGGCCCATCCGCAACATGGCGAGCCTCACGGCGACCGCCTCAGTCACCGACGCCGAGGAGATCGAGAATACTGACGGAGAAGGAGCGGTAACTACGCTGACCATGGAGCAGGCAACTACCGGATATACCCTGGCCGCGGAAAACGCCGAGCGCGATCCGTACACAAGGCGGGTCCTTGCGGGAGGGCACATTGACACCAATGGAATATACACTCCGAAACCTTCCAGCATCGCGGCTCCAAAATTTGCACTGTTTTGCTTCAGCCGCGTGTTCGACGAAGGCTCCGTGTCCCTCACTGGCCAGCGGGAATTCTCGGTGGATATCTACCCAAGCTGCACCGCCGTCATCAACAACAACGACAAGGCGTCAAAGGACTTCAATCACGATACCTTCGATATCGTCGCAGTTGACGGACCTTCAATCCCTGCGGCCACCTCGATGCTGATCACGACCGATCAGTACTCGGCGCTCGCATTGCTGTACGCGTAAGGAATAGCCCGCTATGGAGAAATACATTTTCATAGCGGGCCTTGCCTTATTTTTGGCAGGGCTCGTTTTTTTTGTAAAAAGCATTCTCAATAAAAACAAATATACTGGAATTGGGTATAAGGAATTTATATCCACAAGATACTTCGTTGAAGACGTTCCGCTTGGAGGCGGAGTAAAAAAGAAACTTTTATTGCGAGAACTTGACATAAAAGACATTTGTGAAATATCGGATATGCCAAACTGGTTTGTAATGCTTGAGTCTCGCGGTCCTGACGCAGTCAACAAAGCAAAGAGGGAGCTTGAGGAAAAGAGCGAAGAAGAATTGCTCGACCAGACAAAAAAGTTCTACACGATGATGCAGAAAGTAGGCGAGCGCGCAATTGTAAAGTGGTCCTTTTTCGTTGAAGAATGGAAGAAAGTTGACCCTGAATACACTGGCAAATTTGACAAAGAGACGCTTGATTGGATGTTTGAAAGGTACACTAATAAGGCGGCCAACATCATAAAAAAAAAGAATTCGTACGCCGTCTTGCAATCACTTGCGAAAATTGTGGCAAAAGCCCAAGCGACTACTTCGAAGACGTACCAAGGCTGACCGCGTTTTTTATAGACGAATATTGTTCTATAGTTCTTTCAGAAATAAGGCAAGAGCAGCGTGATAAAGTAGAAAAAGAAAAAAGTGGCGGTAAGGGCAAAAAGAAAAATAAGCCCGAACCAAAAATGGCGTTCCCAAAGAAGAGGGTCGTAATATAATGAGCATACTTGGTGATTGGGTAGCCAGAATAATAATAGACCACTCTAAAGTTTCACCGGCATTAGCGTCATCGGAACGCAGGTGGGATGAATACTACAAATTTATAGAAAGAAGAGATAAAAAACAGTTCGACATAACAAAAAAGTCGCTTGAAGATATTACTGGTATAAGGGTATCCTCTGCTGCGCAGGCTAAGACTCAGATAAGTTCGTTGTCCGCCGTTGAGAAAAAAGCTGTAGATTCAAGAATAAAAGATTTATCTCGCGCTGAGGCCGCATACAATAGGCAAATAAAATTAGTATCAGATTTACGACTGAAGATGCTTTCATACGCATCTGTAGCCATAACAATACCCGTCACATTCCTTGCAAAAAAGGCGATACAAGATTTTACTGAATTTCAGCAGGCTCTTCAGAATATAAAAGCAGTAATCGGAGCCACTGCATCAGACATGGTGCTATTGACCGACACAGCAATAAATCTATCTGAGAAATTCGCGACATCTCCTACCAACATAGCAAAAGCAATGTTCGAGCTTGGGCAGGCTGGTCTTGACGCGATAGAAATATACCATGAACTTCCTTCTGTATTGCAACTATCTGCGGCAGGATTGAAAGATGTTGGATTTACCGCAAATCTTATAACAACCACACTTCAGGCATTTCAGATGGAATCAACTGAAGCGTCAAAAGTTGCAGACGTATTTTCGTCATCAAATGCGAAGTCAGTATCTTCTCTTGACAAATTAAATGCTTCACTAAAATATACAGCCGGTCTTTGGTCTTCAATGGGATGGACTCTTGAAGATCTTGTTGGAACTCTTGATACTCTTTATGACACCGGAGTTCGCGGTGAAAAGGCAGGACGACTTCTTGCAAGTGCAATAAACGGCCTTCAGAAACCATCAAAGTCAGCATCAAAAGCAATAACAAATTTGCTTGGTTATGCAGACGCCCTAAGCCCACAGTTTAATGACATAACTCAGATAATCGAAAAACTATCAAGGGCAAACGCTGACGCTGGGGACATAGTAAAAATATTTGGAAAAGAGTCTGCTGAAGTAATAAATAGGCTTGTGCAAAATTACTCAGTGTTAGGTGAAAATATCGCAGAGGTTTCAAATCAGACTGGTGCCACGGCATCCCAGGCAGCAGTACAGCTAGATACACTTGGTAAGAGGGCTGATGTTCTTCGAGTGGTATTTGGTAATATATCAAAAGAAACTGTTGGGGTTTTCGAACCAGCAATGAAGGATATTGTAAATTCGCTAATATCATTTGGGCAAACCATAGCAAAGTTACCCTCCCCGGTCAAAGCATTTATAGCATCATTTGCTTTAATATCAACTGCCTCGATTCCGGTTATATTAGCAATAAATAGCATTGCTGCCGCTGCCGCAACGGCCGGGCTAACAATGTCTGCTTTTGTTGGAGCTATAGCACTCGCCGTCGCTCCAGTCGCTGCGTTTGCTGTAGTAGCAGGCGGCCTCGCATCTACATATTCAACAATAAGAAAGGCTCAGGAAGATTGGGGAAAATCAGTAATATCCTCAGTGTCGGAACTTTCCAAGCAGGGTAAGTCAATAGACTCATTAACCAAATCTTTAAATGATTTATTCAGCACCGGAAAGAACACACAGGAATTAAAGTCGGGATTAGAAGAGCTGGCTAATGTATTCCCAAAATTAAGAGATCAGCTTAACAAAAATTCATCTGATACTGCGTCAGCAATTAGTGTACTTAATAGCGAATATGCTAAATTAAAGAAAATGCAGGCAGATATATCAAAAAACACAGTGCTTGGAGACTCTGCGACAAAACTAGAAGAAAGTATATTAAGATCTAAGCAAAAGATATCAGAACTTGATGCCGAACTTGCAGCATTAAAATCTAAGAGATATTTCTCAGAAATACAAACTGGTTTGAATGCTATAGGAAAAGGCGATCTCGCATCGACGTTTGAGACATTTGCTTTTAATTTAAGAAATGGAAAATTAAATTTGCAAGATATGATTAAAACAATAAGTAACAGTCCGGCTTCTACCATAATGCGTAGATGGGTAGAAGAAGTAGAATCTGTGTCTTCTGAGGCGCAGGAGGCTAGGTTAAATCTTACTAGGCTTACTACTGGGAAATATAATGTAAAAGTTTCTGTTGACAATAAGGATCTTTCAACGCTTGAGCGTGTAGTTGATATATATGATGATATAGAAGGACGAGTAGTAAATGCAAAATTTAAGCTTAGTATGGAGAACGCAAGCGCTGAAGAGTCTGGAGAAACTATAGCAAAAGCAATATCCGATGCTATTGGTGATTCTCTTGAGGATATAGTAATAGGCGATCAGCTTGACATGCAACGTCTTGGAATACTTCCAAAAGAAGGAGAAATAACAAACGCATATAAAACTGAATATGAGAAAATGTTGGCTGCCGTTAAGTCGGAAATAGCAAAGAATGGAATAAACTGGTGGGACACATTTAAATCTAATGTTCAGTCGGGTTCATTCCAGAAAATAAAAGATGATATGTCTGCGATACAAGGATTGCAGAATGATATACGGATACTTCAGGACGTTATCACTCTTAGTGGAGAAAAGGGCGACGCAAAAGCTTCGGCTTCAATATCAGAAAAAGAAAAAAAACTTGCTCAACTACAGACTAGGTATAAAAACCTATGGTCGGTTGAGGAATCTCAACTTACATCTGAAGAAAAAGCCACAAAAAATATGATAACATTCTACGCTGTTATGACTGGAAGCATCGATGATATAACAGGGAAGCTTAAAGAGAATAATGATTGGTGGAAAACAATAATAAATAACATATCAGGAATGATTGATCTTCTTAATGGTAAGGGAAAATCAGGAGATAAAGATTACATAACGTCACTTAATAAACAATTGTCAGAGCTTAGATCTGGATCTGGAAGTGCCGTCAATGAGCTTATGGGTCTTGCGTCAGCTTTAAAGTCAGCGCTATCACAAAGCCCTGAGTTCGCAGGAAAAGACGAAATACTTAATGTTGAGGAAATATTTAAGCAGCTTGTAATAATAGTTGAAGAAACATATTCAAGTTTATTAAAGCAATTGGGAATAGAGCTACCCGTTCAAAGCTTTATAAATGCATCTAACAAAGCATCAATACTTAGAACTACTCTTGTTGGACTTAGAGATTCGTCGGAGGCTAATAGTACAGCGTTTAAGATATTGCAGAAATCAATAGAAGACCTTGATAAATCAATGCTTGATTTAAAAGGATCGTCTGGAGCTATTTCTAAATTTGATTATGATGCAAGTAAATTCAAAAATGAATTTGACGAAAAGAAAAAGTCTGTATTAGATTTTCAATTAGCATTAGATTCATTTAATGCTAATAATTTTGAAAAATCTTTATATGTTATAGAAAACATAGACCCGGAAAAAGGGCTTCCAGAGCTATCTGAAAATATAGATGAAAGCAAATTTAGTGGATTGGCTAGGGCGTTTAGGCAATTGTCAATTGCCGAGCAAGACGTTAATAATAAAGCATCTGAGTATAAAAAATATTTAGATGATGGCGCCATAAGCATTGAAGAATATGAAGCAGAATTGTCAAAATTAAATATTTTGTTAGAAATGATAAAAAATAAAAAAAAGATTAATCTTGAATTATCAATAAGCAGCATCACAAATGTAATATCATCAATAGGTGATATAGCATCAAGTTTTGACGACATGATTGAAACACTGTCTGATGGAGATTCAGAAATATCTGATATAGCCGAATCAATAGGTGGATCTATAACATCCATAGGTACTGCCATAGGATTAATATCTGGACCAATAGGCGGAATAATAGCTCTAGCCGGAATTGCCGTATCTGTTATTGGATCTATATTCGGCATATTTGAGGAAGAGGCTGCCGATAGCTCGGAAGAAGTTGCTAGTAAATTTTCAACCACTCTAATGGACGCAGTAAAAGCCGCTGCGGAGGAAATGGAAGATGGATATAAAAGCGTTGGCCAGCAGTTAGGAGAATATATAAATGATGGCATGTCAGACGGACTTGATTTATCAAGCGATGACATGATACTTGCATTTAAGAAGTATTTGTACCAGATGATTTCGACCGCCTTGATAACGGCGTCTGGATTTGAAGATGAAATAGCAGAAATAGCAGAAGATTTATGGAATGCATTGTCTCCAGGTTCCGTACAGGCAGCACAAATAAAAGCAACTCTTGAGAATTTATACGATGAAATAGATTCTGACGGTAGATTTGATCCACTAGAAGAAATGATATCTGGTCTGGTTGAATTACAAAATACAATGGACACCACAACTAACAAATCGTCAACTACATATAAAAACGCAGCTGAGGCGTATGAGAAATTATATAAACAGATGATGAGTTTCATAAGCTCCCAGGCTACCAGCACCGAAGAATTAAATGAAATATCATTAATTGTTTCTAAAATATTATCTTTAGAGGATGAATTAGATGAACTTGATCTTGGAATTACAGGGGGACTTGACGATGAGGCAATATCAGAGGCGAGTGATGCAATAGATGAATACGCATTGTTAATATCAGAACTGGCAGATTCTCTAGGCTTGTCTTCAGAATCTATATCTAGCAGCATAAGTGAAATATCTGATTCTTTGACTGAAACGCTGACAGATGCGATACTGCAAGGTTCATTTGCTGATTTCAAAGAGGCTGTTTATAACCAAATAGTAAGTTCTATAACAAGCGCTATAGTAGAATCTGAGTTGATATCAACGAGAATACAGGCACTCGTTGATTCGATAGTAAGTGCAGGAACTGGTTTTTCATCATCTGACGCTAATTCAATATTAGAGGAAATAAGAAGCATTTGGGCAGAAGTTACAGATGAAAATACGCCGCTAGGCTCAGTAATGATGGGACTGAGAGACGCATTGGCCGATTTCGGTCTTTTGGAAATAAGTGTTAATTCTGGAACTGTGGTAAGCGCTATACCGTCTGACGTTCGCGATGATTTGATAGAAGCCATTGAGGGCACTATGGAATCTTTATCACAGGCTATAGCGGAGGCTGGGCTAAACTCAAGCATAGAAACGGTAAACATAACTACAGCGCATATAGCTCAAATGATTGCAAGCACTGTGTCAATAGCACAGGCAAATCTCACACTAACCGGGAGTATGATATTTCAATTGTCTAGTGGCGAATCCATTGCCGATTGGATGGAAAATTGGATGGAAGATTATCTTGCTAGGAGTTCTCCATAATGAAAGTATCAAGCGATAGAATTAATTGGACCGCTCTTGGAAATTGGTACGATGCAAATAGATCGGTATTTGCAATGAATTCAGAAGTAACTAAATTTATAGATACACAGAAAACCATAACAAAATCTGGATATAAAATGATATCGGAAAAGCATACACTTGAAAGCAGGGTAATAAACGTATCTGGGCAAATAATAGGTGATGACATAGAAGATTGCAGGGAGAAATCACGAGAGACTAGGGTTTTATTACTTGGAGAATCCAAGTATTTTCTTGATGAATATTACAACATGGTTGCTTACGGCTCAGTGTCAAATATAAATGATTCAATCTCAAGGGGTGAATACAACGGCAGAGTAAATCTAATAAATTTTAATATATCAATGGCTGACCCATTTTGGCAAACGTTGGATAGGCTATCATATGATTTCGACGCTCTTGATCCAATAGAAATAGACTATGATACGTTAGGAGCTGTAAATACTGATTATAAATTAATATTAACATGCAATACCGCATCAATACCAGTTACATCAATAATTCCAAGCCTTATTGTCTTGTCATCTCCAATAACGCTGAACTCCGGAGATAAACTAATATTTTCAAGTGAGGGAAGTTCATTCACCGCGTCGTCGATAATAGGAGGGGTCACTACAAACATACTTGGACTAGTAGGAGATGCATTCTTCTCATCTGGAATGGTATTGACCCCTGGCGACAACACGATCATACTGAACACCAGTATAGATGATTACTTTTCTTCCAATGTGTCATTTTACGGGAGATCTATATGAGCGTAATGAGCGATTTAATATTTGCAATTCCAAATATAGTAACGCAAAAGGACCCGTCAGAATCAATAGGAGCCGCTTCTGTAATATACGAAGGATTCTACAAGCCTCTTGAATCATGGGTTGTAACAGATGATGAACCCACAATCTCAGACATTTCGTGCTACTCTCACATGATAGTAAGATGCTATTCATATTCTGGATTCGACATGCTAAGACAATACATAGAGGATCTTTTATTCTTTAATATATTGCACAAAATAAGTTCATTAACATCTGATAAGTATTCAGACATACTTGAGTCAATAAAATTGAAATGGACTTCAAAATATTCATTCCTGGAGATAGATGCTTATCACACGTTTGCGTCTATAGAGGCAGAATAAATGATTGTCGCTAAGCTGTATACTGTAAATAAAGAATTCATAGATGCAGTTCCTTGCGTATCGCTTAAATGGACAAGACAATCGAACAAAGAATATACATTTACGGTGGAATTCTCATCTAAACCACCGGACAATTTTTACTATGTTGTATGCATAGATCAGGATTCTTCTATAAAGTTTATACCATCTGGGTATGTAGCGTCTTCTAGTTCTGACACTGAATTTACCATGAATTCATGGGAAACAGCTCTTGAATCAGAGGGGTGGATTCCAGACGATTGGGAGTGGTGGGATTCAAAATTACTATCAACAGTAATAGCAGATCATTGCTACGGATTTAGGAAGATTGGGTGCGCGGGCCTTTCTCAATTAGAAGCTGCGGTATCGACGTCTCAGGTCCAGATGGCAGAAATTGACGACGGGAATGGATCTGTATATCTTGACACTTATGGATATTTTGTTGAAAGCAGCGAGACCGAGATTGCCTATTATTCTTCAGGGTATGCAATATACAAGATAGAAATACCAGATGAAGCGAGAAGATCCGGGATGGTCCTCAGGTGGTCAGATAGCGTAGGGACTACTACTGACATATCAGTTCAATTCAGGTGGAGTGATTCTGCAACTGATTATTCCGGAGAGTATACCACTGAAGAGTCTCCAGCCAGAAGCGATAATGTAAATCCAAACGAGACCGTAGGTATAGATATACCAGAAAGTTCGCTTGCATATTTATTCGTAAAGTTTAATTTGAAATATGATTCTGGCGAAGACGGTGAAAATTACGAGAACGAGATAACGACAGAAGACGATATTGTTTATTACGGTAAAACACCGCTATTGTCAGCATTTGAAGTTATATACAGAGTGGCAACGAGTGTAGTTCCAGGAACGATAACAGTCGATGCGACCCAAACACTCACTGCTGACATACATGATAAAAGCGACCTACTTGAATCTCTAAAGGCTATCGCAGAGGCTTATGATATATCATTTTTATGCACAATAGATAGCGAGGGCGAAATATCTCTGAATGCATATTCAGATTACGGTGACAATATAAGAGATACTGCTGGATGTTTATCGGACATAAAAAATGCTACTGTTTCCGATAAGACCGAGACGCTCGACATATATGAGGGTTGCCATTGTTTCGGATCTGGTGACGGCATAGATAGACTTTATGCCTTCGTTAAAATGGACGGAGTTGACGTACCAAAAAGAATAACCACGTTTGAAGATGATGATATAACGAGTATAAGCGACTTGCAAACAGCCGGATCGGAATATCTTGAAGACGAGAATTCTGTGAGTTCGACTGTTGCATTTGAGTATTACGGAACACCGCTAGTGTCACTACACGACAATGTTGCAATATCAGTTCTTGGAACAGTGTATGAAAATAAAATATCTGAAGAATCTATAACATGCGATGACAATGGCGTAAGCACCAGAAAATACACAATAGGAACAAAAGCGTACCCATTCAGAAAGCTTTATGGATATTCATTCAGCGGAACATATCTGAAGACTCCGGTATCTCCATCTTGCGTTACAACTAAAGAGGTTGATGGGACATGGTACATATCATGGATAGGAACTGCGGATAGCTATCTAGTCGAATACAAAAGATCCGACGCTACTGTTTGGAGCAGGACGACAGTAACCACTAATTATTGCATTGTTAGTAACATAGTTTCTGGCACGGAATACCTATTTAGGATATACTCAGTATTAGATGGGTTACTTAGCATCGCGTCTACTACTGTTTCGACTGCTGGAAACTCAGAAGATCAATTAACTCCAGATGAAAAAACTCAGTATAGAATAGATTGGGTTAAAATAGCTTCTGAGGTTTCTGTATATGACGCCCTTGCCATAGAATACGGAATGACGGAAGAAAAAACAGCATACGATACATCATTCGCGAACCTTGCTAATTACCTAAACGGAGGGACTACGTGGGTATCCGGAATTCCTTTGTGGCTGAGCGACGACCAATTGAACACGACAACTATTATAGATTACGATGTGTGGACATCGATGTGGACATCATACTCTAATTCGCTTATTGCTCTTGAAGAAGCAATAAGGCTTTTGTTTTCAATATCTATTTCAATAACATCTAAATCAGCAATAAGAAATAGAGCTGGAATAATATCTCCGTCTGCAATATCAGTATCTGCAATAAAAAGCGATGGATCTGTATACTCTGGAAGATTTATAATATCTGGAACTCCAGATGGAATAACGTACGTAGATTTATATTCATCTACTACTGATGAATCTACAAAATTATATAATATTCCACTAAAATTAACAATAGAATCTGTAGAATACTACTCGCTGGCCATAAGAATAAGACTGTATAAGTCTGGAGGAACTTCAATAAAACTAGCAGAGGATTCATGCATAATATCACTAAGCCAAGATACAACGCCAATATATTTCGGATCTATGAATTCAGCTCCAACTACAGGGCTTGAACTTGTTAATGATTATTACTTCGATTCTAATTTGGTTGGAAACGGAGGAGGAGTAATAAGATATTATAATGGATCGGTGTGGGTTGAAGCTACAACATCATGGGCCATGTATGCAAACGCTGTTTCGTCTGCAATGACGGATATGATGGTATGGGTTGGATCTACAGGAGGGACTATAGCTGCCGCAAACGCTGTTTTTGAATCTATAGTAGCCTCGTCAGCATTTATAAATAAACTATCAACCGCAAATCAATATTCAGCCCAAATGTGCGATGATGGCATAACGCCAAGGATGGAAATTGATTGGGATAATGCTGTTGCTACATTCAGGAGTGGAGATCAGGAATACATAACAAAAATAACTGAAAATAAAATAATAGCATATGAGGGAGCAGGTCTTGCTAGAAGATCTGTTTCAATAGAGTCCGGCTCAGTTAACTGGTATAATTCTCCAGATGGCGGAATTGATGAGCTGATTGGTAGATTATTTAGAAAGTCTGCTGGAGCTGGGCCAATATTAATGGAGGGCGATTTTCAGTATAAGATTGATTATGATATAGCCATTACTGATTTTTATGAAAGGACCATATCGGCAACGTCGAGAGACTGGCGTGGAGTCGCGTGGTCTCCGGAACTTGGGTTGTTTGTGATGACCGCATACGGCAGTACTGTTTGTGCAACATCCCCAGACGGAATAACATGGACTGAAAGGACCATATCGGCAACGTCGAGAAA